CTGTTGGTGGCGCTGGAATGGGCAATGCTCGTGGACTAAAAGTTGTCCTTCCTGGTACCGCAACTATCGCTGGTATCGGTCTTTATAACAACGCTGTAAGTAATACCACGGGTACTGGTGCTGCTGGTCAATTGACTGTTGGAAGAGCTATTCCCTTCCTAACAATGGTTGCTACTGGTGCCACCACACTTACTGTTACTTGTAAGTTTGCTCATGGATTAACCTCTTCAGATACCATTCATATCCAAGGCTCAGGTGTTGCTACGTTCGATACCGTAGCTGCAACTACCTTTAATGGCCTCTCAACGTTCACAATCCAGAACAAGCAACCATTAACAGTAACCCCAAGTGCGTCAGATCCAACTGTGTTCACGGTAACTATTCCATCAACCACAGTTAATACTACGTCCACCCAAGGTGTTATTGTCTGTACTTCTTACTACACCAATGCAAACGTTCAATCAGGTGGTCTAGCTACTGGTATGCAGTGGCTACCTGTCAAGAACGTTGGATCATTTGCTGCTACTACGCCTACGGCTTACTGGCAAGCTGCAACTACATACGTTGGAGCTACTGCTCCTGGCGTTGTTTCAGCTCCAGGTACGCCCCCAGTGTGGTGTGTTTCAGGTGCTCTAAGTCCTCTGCTAGGTGCGGATGGTAACTACAACTACTTTGTAGAACCCACCCAAGATGCACAGATCTATGCATTCTTCCAAGAATATGCCACGTCAGGCTTCGTAGCCGCGACCTCTGGTGGTCCTTGGACAATGTTTATTTACTACTTTAACTAAGAGAGATGGGGGCTCCGGCCCCCATTTCAAGGATACCCCATGTCTAATGTGACCCTCGTAAAGTCCTCCAACTCAGTTCGTCCATTTACGTTTGGACCAATAGAACAGGGGGCAGTAACAACCACTATTGTTCAGCCTTCAATGGGCAAACAAATAGATTCGATTTATGCTAACTATCAAGCTTTCCTAACTGCTACAGCAACAGGTGCTTCAGCTACCATTGTAATTCAGGGTACGAATGATATGTTGACTGCGCATGGTTTAACAATGCCGGTACTTCTTACCAATTCTAGTACCTCAGTAACAATTCCTACGGCACCTTATCAGATGAATGTGTTAGATGCTAACATGCAACCAACTGCAGTTAGAACAATCGCAACATCATCTCCAGCAACATTTACTGCAGTACCTATTGATCGAGGAGTTGCTCTCATTACCTCCGTGTACGGAGAAGCATACCCAACCTCTAATATGGTCCCTGTACTGGCTGGTATGACCGTTACCGGTGTTCCAGGGCTTATGAATGCAAGTACCATAAACACGGTAGCCTCAATCACTAACCCAACCACCCTAGTACTTACTTCAGCATTTACAGGTACAACGGGCGTATACCTAGTCACCTTTGCTAATAACTATTGGGCAACTACCGCATTAGGTACAATTACTTTTACCGCAATTTCAGGTCTTACCGCTTCTGATGGATTTACCGTAACTACTGGGTTCAAGTATGCTAGAGCCAACGTCACTGTGCTGTCTGGTACTGGAGCTACAGTAGAAGTATGGCAGGCATCTTAATGGACCATCCAGTTCGTCAAGCCACAGATGCAGCCGCAGCAGGAGTAGCCGCTGCATCCTTTATGCAGATTCTACCAGATATAGCAGCTCTAGCTTCTATCCTATGGTATGCAATTCAGCTAGTAGAATATATAAGAAGAAAAAGACAAAAGAAAGATACATCGGATTTAACTAAGAATGGATGACAGGGAATATTACGTTGCTGGTCTATTCAATATATACTGCATGTCCTGTGGACGTAAGTATAAGTCTAATGAGATCAGGAAACGTTGGGATGGACTTCTAGTATGTGATGAAGATTGGGAACCTAGACACCCCCAAGACTTCGTTCGCGGTATCCAAGAAAAGTCCAATATCCTTCCCTTTACTTTTGATAATGATGGCGATACTTATTCAGAGCAACACCTAGCCTGTACATTAGCTAACTCAGTCGGAGTTTCTGGACTCGGAGTAGCTGGTTGTATGGTAGCTGGCCAAAATCATCAGGCGTACGTATAATGGCATCAACAGTCTTCGTAGATGGAGCAACCCCGGTCGTAGCCTCTTGGCTTAACGATGTTAATAATCTTGTATATAACGGGATATTTGTTTCCACAGCAAATATAAATTTAAGTGGAAATCTTAGTGTAGCTGGTACAAGTAATTTATTAAAAAATGTAATTATCGGCGCCCCCACAAGTGGGGTGCCTTTAACAGTTAATGGTATTTCTGGTTACGATTGTGGTCTTTTTCAAGGGAATTTTAATGGTACTGTCTATCTTGATGTCTATAATGCTGCAGTCTCTGCCAGTTCTGTAGCACAGCTCATTTGCAAAACAGGTACCCCGAACTCTAACCTCTCGCTGATTCTCGGAGATGGCAACGGTTCACCAGGGGCGTTCCTCACGGCGGGATCGGCAGTCGGGAACCTTGCATTCCGCGCGGCCACGATGTCGTGGCAGAACTCGGTCGGGTCGCAGACGTATGGCAGTGTGAATGCGAATGGGCAGTGGGTGTTTTCTTCCACGCTGTCACAGACTCTTGCGATGAATACGGTGGTTACGGCTTCCCCCGCAAACCTTGACGTGGAAGCGATCAGCACCGTCAACAACAACGCCGCGATCACGGGCCTGACGTTCTCTGGCTCGGATCCGCGGCTGTACTCCTTCACGATCACCCCCACGAACCAGATCGCATTCCGTGCGTACAACCCGGCGATTTACGGAACCAACAGCACTACTGTTGTTGGCCCCTCCGGCGGGGTGCAGCTACAAGTTGGCACGACCGCGCACAACGGAATCTACCAATTCCAGACCACGGATGGCGGCGCTGCGGCTTTTTACCTCGTCGATTCCTCCACGACGGTTGGGTACTTCGGCACCACGCAGAACATCGGCATTGGGTTGGTCACCAACAACAACCAGCGCATCGGTATCACTAATGCAGGCAATGTCAACGTTAGCGCTCCCAGCAGCGGCATTTCCTTAACCGTTGCTCCCGCAGCCGGAGCTGGACCTGTTGCTTTGCAAGTTATCGGCGGGCCTGGGACAAACAGCACGCTTTTTGCACAGATTTGGAATAACAGCACTAACGGAAGTTCCACGCTTCAACTGGTTTCTGCTACTGCAAACTCCTATTTCGGATTGGGCATTGTAGACAATAGCGGATCTCCTTACGCGCAGCTCTCAACCGGATCTGCTGTTCTAAGCACTTACTTTGCGATCAATGGGCACAACTACCTACAGGCAACCGCCGCTGGAAATGTCACGGTTCCTGCGCCAACTAGCGGCGTTGGTCTTACCGTCAACGGAGTTTCTGGCAGTGCTGCTATTTCCACGTCCACTACTGGATCTAATATACAGGGGTGGACAGATGGAAGTAATGCAGCAGCAGGTAATATTGGAGAATATATTGAAAGTCATGCCTCTGCTGTTGCTGTAGCTCCTAATACGCAAACTACTATAACTTCCATTTCATTAACTGCCGGGGATTGGGATGTACACGGATCGTTCGCTTCCGGGGCTTTGGGAACTACCAATACTGGATTTACAGCAGGCATTAATACAACTGCAGCAACTTTACCATCATTTAATTATCAACTTTATCAGGGGACTCCTTCAAGTAGTACTCCTCCCATAGGACCTGTTCCTTCGCAAAGATTTACATTTGCCACTACTACAACTGTATATCTTGTTGGAGAACAACTTGGTGCTGGAACAAATGCTAGTTGCGGGGGTCAAATATGGGCCAGGAGAAGGAGATAATTAATGGCAACCTCTGGAGTCTATACTTATTCAACTAGCCAAACGGCGGTAATCACTGGAGCATTAAGAAAGGTTAATGCTGTTGGTGATTTTGAAACATTGTCTACTAGCGACAATAGGTACCTTGCTGCTCAAGCCATGCTCAATCCTTTGATTAAAGCATACATGGCTTTAGGGATGCCTGTATGGGCAGTAACAGAAGCTACCATTCCATTCTCTAACTTTAGTTCCACAGCGGCCGTAACCATAGGATTGACAGGACAAACAATAAATCAAGTAGCACCACTTAAAGTTATTCAAGGATTGCGTAGGGACAATCTTGCTGTAATTGATGTTCCCCTCAACATCTACACCTATGAAGACTATGAAATCCTTTCTAACAAAAATGCTATTGGTGCTCCTGTTCATGTCTTTTATCAGCCTCTTCGTAATTCTGGTAGAATTAATGTTTGGCCCCTCCCAGACCCAACCTACTGGCAGGTCAACGGTTCCCTCTACCTTCGGTACCATCGGCCCTATCAGGACTTCACTACAGGCACAGATGAACCAGACTTTCCTATCGAATGGAATCTAGTTTTAATCTACGGACTAGCTATAGTTCTAGCTCCAGAATATGGTATCGATACGGAACAACGTAATCTTCTTAAGGAAGACTACAAGATGTTCCTAGAGCAAGCCCTAAGTTTTGGCACAGAAGAAGGTAGTATTTACGTACAACCCAGACCTCGATGAGTCAACAAAAGTCACATAATATAATTAGAGTTCCAGCTATTGGTAGTCCTTTCGAGGTTGCCAATAACACGTCACGTACTCCCCAAACGTTAAACTATGTAGACTGTTATCCTGTAAAAGAAGAGCAGTTTGGCGAAAAGCCATTGTATCAAGTGGCAATGAGAGAAGCTTTTAAACAGCTTTCTACATACGATCTTGGTACGATTACTACCGCTGGAACTCCTTTTAATAGTGCCATAGCTGCTGCTCCCCCAGCTAATCTATCTGGATATATTATTTCTCAGATAGGACAGATGCTAGTAGTTAATGAAGATGCTAGTGGTACCGCATTGTACGTAACTGTACTGATGACCAAACAAGCGAATGCATCTCCATATAACACAGTAGCAGTATCTTTAGAAATAGATGTCAGTGGTACGTCAGGTACAGTAATCAGTCTAGTTAAGCCCTTATATTTATTTTTTGGCGCACCTGCATTAGGATGTGCTACTATGGGGACGTTCAGTGTGCCCGCCTCTGGACCTACCATAACAAGTAACGATCCATATTATCTTATTTTAGGACCTCTGCCACAATTTACACTTACTATTAGTTCTAATCAAATTTCCGGGTATAATATTTATACCAATGCTGTTTCAGCAGGGATGACTCCAGGAGCCCCTGCTCAAATAAATGTTACTATCAACGGCGCTGTTTCTGTAAGTAATCTCCAAACAGGCACTGGCTGGGCTACTGGTTCCATTATTAATATTATTAATAATGGTAATATTCTAGGTAGTGGTGGTAGTGGTGGATTACCTGGAAGTGCTGGCATTTCTGCTGCCGGAGGAAATGGATCTCCAGGTTTGTATTTAAACTGGAATGTCTCCATTACAAATTCAGGCATAATATCCGGTGGAGGCGGTGGAGGTGGTGCAGGACAAGAATATTTAGGAACCTATCCAACAACTGGAGGAGGGGGTGCTGGATATCCCGCAGGATCTGGGTGGAGTGGTTCTCCGGCAGGATTAACAACCGGAGGAAACGGACAATCTGCCAGTGGCTCTCTTGGTGGAACTGGTGGAAACACTTATTTAGTTGCAGGTACACAAGGAGCGGATTATAATTTTAATGTAGGTGGAAATGGCGGAGGAGCAGGAGGAGGGGGAGGTCCAGCGTCTCCTGGTGGTAGGGGAGGTAATTCTGGGACAGGTCCCATTTATTATGGCGCTCCGGGAGGAGCTGCTGGTAACGCTGTTCAATGTAATGGATACTCTGTTCTTAATATCCCCAATGGTTCTTATTCTGGTGCTGGTACCTATGGTACGATTTATGGGGTAATCGGATAATGGCTTCTCCATATGTTGTAGCTCCATATACATTCCGTTCGTCCCCAACGAACTACTATATGCAGCCTACCCAACCGCCGTATATAGCTCCAGACAGGGGAATGGTTTATCTAGATAACTATTTCTTTGTAGCTGCTACGCTCAACGCCACTGCTCCATCTGACGCTGGTGGTAATGGACCTTACAACTATATCTACAACTCCCAGTATTCAGGAGATCCATTTACCAACTGGGATGCTACTAGCTATGCTATCACCCAGATCAATCCAGATGAAATCCAGTGGATGGAGAAGCACCACAACTATCTGGTAGCATTCCTAGCAAACTCCATAGAATTCTTTTATGATGCCGGTAATGGATTAGGCTCCCCATTAGCAAGGCAGCCTATCTTCTCCAAGCAATTAGGTTTAATGGCTTATGGTTTAACCAATACCATAGCCAAAGATAAAGACGATATGTACTTTATCGGCAAGAACGATAATAACTATCTAGATGTTTACGTCATGTCCAAGTACATGATTAAGCCTGTTGGTACGCACTATATCCGTGAAGTGTTGAATTATTATAATACCAATACTTCTGGGTCTATTATTGGAATTGAGTTACTTCCGATAGATACTCATACCATGATAGTTATCTCTTTCACTGGTACAAACCAAGCCATAGCTTATTTCCCCGAAGAAGAAGTTTGGTGGACAGTAACGATGACGGACATAAATAATGGGGATCAATACAGATCCAACATTGTCCTAGCAACACAGGTTAAGCCAAATACACAACGTCCCTACTATGTAACAGGTTCTGGTAATTCTTCCGTGCTAAAGATTTGTACTGCGGACTTGGAAGATACAGTTTCCAGAACTGCTAGTTATTATACCGAAGTAATTGATATGGACGTTAACTACTGGAAGCATATTGCTAAGGTATACTCTATCGGAGACTATGGGCAGAATAGCCTTACTCTCTGGTATTCCAATGATCCTACGTATACGAACTTCGTGCAGTGTACTACTAAGAACCCCTCCGCAGAAGGCTATCAGAATACCATTGAGTGGAGTAACGTAACCAGATTCCGTAGAGGATCTTTCAGAATTGATATGACTGGTATTGGACCTGCCCATCACAGGGCATTTGATATCGTCTACAATATGGGTACAGCATGAACTTCAGCAACCCAGATGGCACTATAGAGATATCAGACCAGAACTGGCGTACCCTGCTGGATAACATTTCCTCTAGTATATGGAATCCAATCCCAGCAAGTAGTTTCCCAACAGGGGCATTATCTACAACAACATATGCTTACTGGACAAGGGCTGTAACAACTGGTCTTTTCTTTAACATCCAGATGACTGGAGTAACTGCATGGAACACGAACCAATATATAAATCTTCCGAAGCAATTAGCCTACGTTACTGGAACAGTCCAGATGATTACGGCCGTACCATTAATAAACAACACGACTGGCGCTTCATTGGGCAATCTGATCCTCCAGCGTGGGACTAACACAGCGCAACTTATTAATCTAGGCGGTAATATAACTGTGTCAACAAACATATCCCTCCAGGGATTCTATTTTACAGGTAAGTAATGAGCCTACAGTCAATGTATGGTAATTCCACTGGGATCTCTGGTCCTCCCCAAGTAACCCAAGGTAATCCATACAGCAATGGATTACAAGTTTCTGGATCAGGATCTAACGCTAATTTTGGCGTTAATATGAACCCCCAGACTGGGATGTACCAGACAATGGTGGGAAATACTCCTTTACCTATATTTACACAATCTCAATGGAATAACGGGCAAGGGCTTGCAGGATACAGTACTACAAATCAGGGCATTACACAAGGAGGCACTTTTATGCCTACTTGGACTGCCGCTGACACAGCTTCTCCAGCTAATAGAATGTTAGGTGTTGGTAGTGACACCGCATATAATCCAACTAGCAATGTACCTCACACCAGTTTCAATGCCCCCTCCATGACAGGGGGAACATATTATTATCAGCGTCCAGGTACCGCAGACACTACAACAGCTTCTTATTCACTAGATCCTTCCACGGGATATTACACTCCTAGTAATATACAAAGTCAGAACGGGGGAGAATCCTGGTGGCAGCGTAATGGTGTGCAAACAGTAGATCAAGTGCTGCCTGCAGTAGCCGGGGCTTATTATGGTTTAGCCGGGGATGCTGCGACCGGAGCGGCTAATTCAGCGCCGTCTGTTGCTGGAGACACACCATCTACTATGCTTGGCTCAGGTCCAGATTTTACTGCTGGTATGCCAAGTGCCGCTCCACCAACAGATTTAGGTACGATAGTTACTAATGGAACTTCTCTCCCAGCAGAAACTGGGGGCCCTACATTAGGACAAATAGGAGCTGGGGCAGGAGGAGTTGGAGGTATTGCATCACAACTAGGAAATTCAGGGACATCAAATATGAGTCTATCTACACCAAATTCAGGTAATTCTATAATGTTTCAGAACCAGAATCCTCCAAATATTTATGGAGGAACTCCTTCTGATCCTTACGGACTTAACAATCCCTCTGTCCCAGATCCTAATAATCCTTTTGGATATGGCCCTTCTCCAACTACTGGCCCTACTTCACTTGGAGGACAAGTTGCAGATCAAACTTCTACTAATGGAAATAGTAATATCTTCCAAAATATACAGCAAGTGGGTAATGGTTTACAACAGCTATGGCAAAACGGTGGGTCTGGCTTATATAATTCCATTACTGGAAATCGTGCACAGCAGAACATTGCCAATAATTTAATGGGTATGTATACCAATGCTGGTAATATAGCCCAACCTTCGGTAAACACAGTAAATAGTACAGTATCTAACCCAAACCAGTTTTTCCAATCTCCTTTCTATCAATCTCTAGCTAGTCTATATGGTAACAATGTTAATGCAGGCAAGAACGCTGCAGGTACAAATGGCAACCCAATAGACTACACTCAGAAGATGATGGGCTTTGGAGCACAGACGTACGATAACTATCTAAACTCTGTTAACAACGTAGCTCAGGGCTTCCTTGGTAATCAGGCTAAATATGGTGCTGATTATGCCTTTGGTACTGCTCTTGGTAATACGGCAAATGCTGCTTCTACAACCAATGGAATCAATAGTATTCTAGGAACTCCTAATGGTTCCGGTGGTGGTACGGCGGGGATGATTGGACAACTTGGAGGAATAGCAGGAGGATTAAATAATCTCTATTCAGGTGGTTCTAACCTTATTAATTCTATTGCAGGGTGGTTCTAATATGACAGTATCTACTGCAGATCTTGGTGGAATGGGGAATGGCCTTGGCCTTCCCATAGCTAATCCACTATATGGTCCAGCCCAAGCAGCTCAAATGGGGCAACAAGCTTGGCAACAAAACATGGCTAATGCCCAAGCCACTACAGCTAATACACAAGCTCAAACTGGGCAAACTCAAGAATTAACTCGTGAGGAAAGACTTAAGAATGATGTTACTGCTGGCCTAGATCCTAATCTACGAATCCAAGCAGCTACATCAGATCTTACAGGTCAACTAGCCAAAACAGAATCTGAACGTAGGAATCTAGCAGATCAGGAATACATTAAGAATGCTCCTGTGTTTGATAATATGAATCCTGCCCAAGCAGAACAAGCCCAAATGGCATTAGCCAAGAAATACAATATAGATCCAGCAGATGCTCTTAATAGATGGCAGGGCGGAGCAGTGGCTGCTGCTAAATCTCAACAAGCTAGTCTAGGTCCAGCACAGGCGGCATTTCAATATAGTGGTGGTGGGCATCAAGCTAATGCAGAACGTCTCCTAAAACTTAATCCAGAGCTTATGAAGACTGCTATTGAGCAATCAGGAGCTACTGAGCGTACTGGTATGCAGCTTACTATGGAAGAAAAGCTTGCACAAAAGAAAATGGATTTCGAAGCTGCGCAACATCAAATTGATCTTAAATCTGACCCCCAAAAGGCGGGTCAATTCTGGGCATCCAAGGCGTTTGAAGCACATCAAAACGGGGATGCTAATGGAGAAGCTTATGCCATTAGACAAACCCAAGACGCCACAGATCGTAACAATAGCATCAAAGCATTCCAAGCATTCATGCAACAGTACATGCTCTATGGTATGATGGGTATGCCCGGTCCCACTGGGGCTACTCCACCCGGAGTTGGTGGTGGGGGTGGAGCTGCTCCTGGCGTTGAAAGTGGTACAGTCAATGGCAAAAGCTATACAGTCACTGCCCCAGGCGCTGCTCCTGGAGGTTCTCCTTCGGCTACGCCCAACATGGCAGGTCTTCCTGTTGGTGGTCCTCAAGGGCAGCCAATGCCTCAAGCACAACCTCCACAGCCAGCACAGCCGCAATCTGATCTCAGAGCTAACTTCCCTGTCCAGGGAAATGACATTGATTCCAGGCTTAACATCTTAAGACAAGAACTATCCGATCCTAGATACGCTAACGATCAAAGTTCTATCCGTAATGAAATGTCAATGCTATTGAATCAAAAGCAACAGTTAATGAGCCAAGGTAGATATAATCCTGGTCAAACTGGCGCTGCTGGAAACGCGGTCGCTGCTCCACCACAAGGAGCACCACAAGCTCCTCAGGGGCAGCCTCCTCAGGCTCCTCAACAGCAAGCTATGTCTCAACAAGAGGCTGGTATTGCTGCCCGCAGGAATGGTTATATGTTTGCTCAGAACTATGATCTCCCAACCCTTAAGCAGATGTTCATGCAGGCTAGGGACCTATTCCAAAAGAATCCCCAAAGCCAGGAAGCGATGGTTCAACTGGCTGCTGTTGGAGAAGCAATAAGGCTAAAGTCTGGAGGTAGGTAATGCCTTACACGGTTAATTTCGATTCCGGGCATAGCGTAAATTTCGATCAACAACCTTCCCCTGAAGACATTCAGGCGGTAGCGGATAAGTTATTCCCCAAACAACCCAGTGCTCTAGGACAAGCAGCAGGTGCTGTTGGTCAAGGCATTGCTATGGGCGGGCAAAGTATATTGAAGGGTGCTGCACTTGGTATAGGTGGTGTAGCTGGCGCGCTTGGTGCACAAGGAACAGCAGACGACTTCTTCGAAGCTGTTCGTAAAGAGAATGCTGGAGAACCAGGATCTCTTAACAAAGGCATTCATGATTTCTTTGGAGATCAGGGAATGTCCCCCCAAGGTAATTGGGAGAAGGCTAGTAACCTTATTGCAGGTGTAACATCTCTTGGTGCCGGGGCAGGTAATGCCATCGGTGCCATGGGTGGTGGAGCTACCGAGCACATGGATCAACTCTCTAATCAGGGGGTTGATCCTACTACGGCCCTAACCTCTGGAGAGATGCAATTTGGAGGTAATCTAGCTGCCGGTGCTGTTCTTCCCAAAGGACTCCTACCAACCATCGGAGCTAACGTAGCAGCAAATGCTGCCGTCAGAGGAGCTACCAAACAATACCTCAAGTCCCAAGGTTACAATGATGTTGCAGAAAAACAACCTGCTTGGAATGACATGGAAAGCATGGTTAATGATGCCATTTTTGGCGGAATTGCTCATGCTCTCTGGGGTGAAAAACCCCCTTCAGAACCCTCTAAAACGGCCCCAGAGACGACTTCTCCTGAAGCAGGTACTCCACCCCCATCCCAGCTAGAACTTCCTTTACAGGGGGGTTATCACCAGGGGGATCTATTCGCAGACAAGACTACCCCCAGAGACTGGGAAGCAGAACGTCCAGAGATGTATGGAGAACAAGGTTCTCTATTACACAGAGGGTTTGAACCTGGAAACCAAATGTCCCTGTTTCCAGAAGGTACCTCCCATGATAATATCACTAGGAAGGATACCGAACATGAAGCCCAGGCTAAGGACATGGAAGCTGAGGGAGGTAATCCAGGTGGTGGAATCCCAGGTAAGGATACCTCTATCGCCAGTCCACACTATAGTTCTTTCCTTGGTAGGGAATTAAATCCCGGAGAACAAGCTTGGGTGGATGAGCATGGTCAGGGCGATTTCATGCACCCGGACGATAGAGAAGAGGCCAATCTCCATTGGAATTCCACTGGAGGCAAAGACCTTTCTCATCTAATAGATGACCAGGGTAGAATAGATCCATTTAAAGCTATGGACTGGATCTCTAGTAATTCTGATGGGTATCTCCGTTATGCTGCCAAGATGCTCCAGAAATTTCCAGATATCTTCAAATCCCTTGACGTATACGTACAGCTTGGTAAGTTTGATGGGCATGCCAATGAAACTGGTAACGCAGGATCATACTATCCCGATACACACTCAATTTCCTTAGGTAAGGGGTATACTAATGATCGTGTGTTTATGCACGAAATGCTCCATGCTGCCACTTCAAGAGTGTTAAGACTTGTTGGTACAAAGTATAGCAATCCCACTATTGATAAATTCAATAAAGATCTAGAAACCATTCTAGCTAGAATCAAGGATGCTGGTTCTCCAAGATCAGAGTTCGAGGGAGATCCTTGGCAGCGCACTTCCTACGAATTCAAAGGAACTAACGTAAAGAGAGGTCCAGTGTATGGTTTAAGCAACATACGAGAACTTCTCAGCGAGACCTTTTCCAATCCCAATTTCCAAAGATTACTGCAGAAGATAAAGATCCGTGGCATTGACGGATACCAAACTATCGTCAATGGTGTGTCTAAAGTATTTGATGGTTCTCGTTATGTAGTGAATCCGCTCATAGACATCACAAAATCCATTGCTCAATATCATGCAGAGAATTTCAATAAAATAGAGGATGATTTCCATAAAGCTGGTATCAAAGCCAGAGATCATATGGAAACTCCCATGCAATCTGCTGCCAGACAAGCTAATGAAAAAGGTATCTCTGAAGATCCAATAGACAAATCTGTGTCTGCTACGCCTGGTCTAGGAAAAATGCAGGAGAAGTATGTAGAGCCTGCCCCTAAACCAGAGATGATTAAGGCAGCAATGCTAGGAGTAAAGGACCTACCAAAGACTGTTGGGGAGTTTGTACAGCAGCACTTCACTATCTCGAATGAGCAATATGCTAATCTTAAGCGTAATCCTGCTATCTATATGTTTGGTAAGTTGTATGGTAGGGCTAATGCTCTTGCTCATTATTACGAAGATACCGTTGTTAATAAACTCCGAGAAGACATTAAGAACCTTATTCCTGATTCTAATTGGAAAAGTCTAAAGAACGTCAAAGATCTAATGATTAAAGAGGATCTTGACAACGCCCCAGACTTAAAGGAACAGGCCAAGCTTTCTCCTGCCGAGAAGAAAGTCTATGACATGATGAGAGAAACCCAGAAGAAGAATCTGGACTTCATCAATGAGAAGAGACTAGCTAACGGTATGGATCCGATCAAGCCAAGAGATCAGTATATGACCTCTCACTGGTCTGGTCCATGGAAGGCGGAAGTAACCAAGATGATTGATGGGCAGCCTGTTAACGTAGGCTGGGTTGCTGGACACAGCAAGGCTGAAGTCCGTAAGGGTATCGAGTACATAAAGAAGAACAATCCTGATTACCAAGTCAACGAAAAGGTTGACTATCGTAGACAACTCTACGACAAGGGACAGGATTACATGACCACATACAAAGACTTCATTACTGCTTTTGGTAAGGATAGTCCTCACACCAAAGCCTTTGCTGACTTCATAAACGATTTCTATGCCAAAGAAGGCAAGAACGTTAATGACTTCTCCAAGCATTTCGAACCTAAACAAGGAAGCAGATTCTTTGTAGGAGATAGACCTTGGCTGGATGCTAGAAAAGATACAGTCAGTTGGTGGGGTACCCAACTGGATCACATGTCCCAAGGATACAAGTGGGCCAGTATGCAGGACGCTGTACACGCCTCCTCCAAGATCCTCAGCGATCCAGAACTAAAGCAGTCACACCCCAACACACTAGAATACCTTGCCGAGCATGCCAGAGTCCAGATGGGCTTTGGTAAGGACAAGCTTGTCTCTGCATTTGAGAATGCCGTATTCAAGGGACTGGGAGAGATGATAGATACTATCCCCGGTATCAGGAACGTTCCCATTGACCTGAGAGCAGGTACTCAAGCCCTTAAGTTCTCCAAGAACCTTATCTACCTCAAGGCACTTGGATTCTGGAAGCCACAGCACCTGTTGGTTAATGGACTGTTCCAGCCTTTCTTTACTATGCCCAGACATATGAAGCTGTCTGCTGAAGGGTATTCACACAATCCACTGGAGACATTAGTTCATGGGATGCGAGATTCTCAAGCTATTCTTATTAATCATTATAGTAAAGGCCTTAATGGTGGGAATACAGTCAAGCTTACTGACATTGCTAAAAAAGCAGCGGACTTCCTTGTAACCAATCAGGTAGCTACGAACAATCCGTTCTCTGATGTTGGAGAACTAGGCCGTAGTGTATCGGACGCTTTCGTAAAGAAGTCACAGGCCATTGGTGGGTACTTCATGCAAGAAGGCGAACGCGTAGCCCGTGTCAATGCCTTCATGTCGTTCGTACACCATTTGAGACAGTCAGGCAAATACGGAGATCTAAGCAATCACGAAAATCTGCTGAATTTGTTTTCTGATGCCAACAGACAGACAACCGAAACGATGGGCTCATTTCGTCACACCGACCGTGCCCTAGCATTCACCAAGCTTGGTTTAGTTGGTACAGGCCTATCTACCTTACGTCAGTTTGAAATTAACTTCCTTAATCAGTTCCATGATTATGCTAAACTTGCAATAGAAAAGAAAAACTATGCTCCTCTTCTGGCTATGTCTGGTATACAACTTGCCTACGCGGGCATTATGGGATTTGTTGGGTTCGAATCCTTGGACCAGCTATACAGATGGTTTAGAGATATGGTTCCCACAAAGTTCGTATCCCCAGAGTTCGCCCAATGGAGTCCCAAGAACTTCGTAATGCAACATCTTCCCTTTGAGGCCCAGAGAGGTATTGTATCTCCCTGGACAGGGATTAACTTTGCTAGTTCTCTTGAATCAGGTACTATCGTAGATCCATCGTTAACGGGCATATTCCCATTCCTATCAGAACTAAAGAATACTACTGCCCCAGTATGGGATTACATATCAAACCCATCAAAAGACAATCTCCATAAGATGATCTATAATCAGCTTCCTTATGGTATGCGCGGTATGGTGGAAACTGGCAAGGCTTTTGGGCAGGATTTACCAGATGCCATAAACACCCGTAGCTGGTTCACTTCCCCTGCTGGGGTATCTAGTTCCCCCAACAATCCCGGAGAAGGTAACTACAGGCGTGGAGAAGCCCCCGGAGGTCTAATGACCAACGAGGAGAACATCCGTTCCTGGGGATTTATGGGTACCAAGGAAGCAGCTACAAAGGAAAGAGACTTCGCATCCAAACAGAATGAGCAGTCTTTACAGGAACGTAGAGACTCCCTTACCAGTTCTCTAGATTCTGCTATCCGTAATAATGATATGTCCGGGGCTACGAACTATATCCAAAAGTACGTAAGCCTTGGCGGAGATCCAAGAACACTAATGTCTAATAACCACTTCCGAGATTTGGTTATTAAATGGAATACAGACTTTCAGCAGAAGGCTGCTTTAGGCGCACGTAACCTCGAAGGTGCCGAAAAGTACATGAGACTGAGAAATTATCTATTGGGAGTACAAAATTATTATGGACCTGCAAACGCAGCTAATCAGAGATGAGGGGCTAGTACTAAAGCCCTATAAGGATACGCTAGGGAATTGGACAATAGGTGTTGGGCACCTAATGAGCGCGGAGGAGTTACAACAGTTTGCGGATGGTATCAGTTATCAACAAGCTCTGGACTGGCTTGCAGCAGATATCGCTAAAGTAGAAGATCAACTAGATCCTTACTCATGGTATCATGGGATGGATTTTGTACGGCAGGGAGCAGTATGCAACATGGTATTCAATCTAGGTATCAGTAGATTCCTACAGTTCTCGAACACCATAGAAGCATTCAAAGAACAGAACTGGGTTAACGCTAGTGCGTATATGTTGAATAGTCTTTGGGCAAAGCAGGTTCCAAACCGCGCGCAAAGGCTCGCAGAACAGATTAAAACAGGAGTATGGGTGTGAACATCCAAGGATTATTAGATGCGTTTAAGGATTCTTCCGGCCATTATAACATGGCCGAAGTGGGTGCGGCTCACGCTTTTGTCGCTCTTCTTGGTTTTACTGGTTATGATGTCTTTTGGTTGGGACATACTTTTAGCGCCATTTCTTTTGCTGGGTCGTGTAGTACGATCATTGGAGCGCTAGGAGCTGCCCAATATATGAGGGGAGATCGAGCAATTGATCTGAGGAGGGAAGATGCTAACCAAGCCAATTCCAGTTAATCTTCTAGAAATTACCTGGGATGATGCAGAGACTGATTCAAATTGGGACAACGAAGCTGAGACGGAGATAGATGACAGTAAGGATGCTTTAGTATTAACTGTAGGATTCCTTGTGAAGGAGACTAAAACTGCATACTATATTTCTCATACTATATCTACTGATGAGCAAGGAGACCTACACTGGAACGGACGAATTAGAATTCCAAAGCCGATGGTTAAGAAACTAAAGATATTACAGAAGGGAGCGTGATCCTCTCATCTAAAGAAAAGGCCCCTTTCGGGGCCTTTTTTTATTCACAGTGATGAACTTGGAAAGCGTCTAACATGTTCTTACAGATCCATCTAGACATCACACCCCTCCACCCTGTATCCAGTAGATGGTTGTGCATCCTTTGGGTCAGGGTCCAGGTGGAGGGCAGTTCTAGAAACAGAATGTTTGCCAGCGTCCAGTTGAATATTACGTCCATACCAAAACCCAGTAACCCCGCCGGAAGCAACAGTGCCCGGATAGACTTGGGCAATACTGACCACTGAGCGCTCGCTGCTGCATATGCTATGAACAGTATCCATCCCAAGTATATGTAACCAATGAGGTACATCAGATTCCACATATTCCCCCCCTACAGACTTCTTCATGTTCTTCAAAAATCACACCTTTGTGCTTGATTGCTTCGGAATAATCTACTTTACTGATAGGTTGTCCACCACGAGAGCCATCTGGATAGCAGGTGAAGCCCCTGAGGCGAGGAGCGTATCTCGACAAGCAGCTTGCAAATAACTCAACCGAGTCTTCATTATTTCCTCTAGTTCCCCAAGGTGGGAGATTAATAGTGGATGATATTGACATGTCAACGTAATCTTGAACGTCGGCCTGGAATCTGATTCTTCGTTCTGGGTCATTTGCTAGGTCCTGTGCAGTTTCTATGTTGCTAGGATCAACACTATAAGAACGGATGAGATGATCGGCAGTAGAATCGACCACATACTCATAACGCCAACGAGTCCCATCCACAAGATAACGCCGCTTGTAAGCGACAGCAAACAAAGGCTCAATCCCTGTAGTAGTAGACGCGAGGATTCCGATCGTACCAGTCGGGGCGATAGCGCGATAAGCCACGGGATGGCTAATGTAGAGATGATCGCAATGAGCGTTAGCAGACCTAATAGAGTCATTTTTATATACCTCTAACCAACTTTTAAGTTCATCTGTGATTCCATATCTTTCGCTTCTTTGGAGGAGCCATTCATGGATACCCATGAGCCCCAAGCCGAGACGGCGATTCTTCTCTCGAACCTCACGGACACGCGCGTATGGGAGGTCTGCCCTAATTGTTCCACATACGAGGAATTTCGAAGCCAGTTCGACCACCGCTCTGAATTCTTCCAAAGAACGAATATTTCCGAGATTGACTGACCCAAGATTACAAACGTCAGAATCATCTTCGCTCGTAACCTCAGTGCATGCGTTCCTAAGCGTTTCATTTTCTTTATCACCAAAGTTAAAACTGAATCCTGGCTCACCAGTCATCATAGCTTGTCTTACGTTAGCTAGAAATACTGGATTATTTGGATCAAACCCCCAAGCATCATCATAATTGACACTGATATTGGTCATATCCAACGGAGCACGGAAGTTAAAGTCAGCTCTCTTTAAGTCTCCAGTGGTAGTTCCAGTTGATCCGATTCGTTGCTCGTCCCAGTTTTTGGCAGTGAGGAAAGCAGGAATGTCCTCGTGCCTCCAATTAAGGCTTGCATAAATCGCACTTCGTCTAGAACCACCCTGCATGACATTACGCCCGATTTCATTGATTGCTGACATAAGAGGGAGAGGGCCGCTAGCGAGTCCTCCAGTCCTTCTAAGCGGAGCGCCACTTGCTCTAAGTCTTGAGTAGTCAATTCCAATCCCGCCTCCAGTTGTTAAGCATGACATTGCTCTCCATGCTATGTTTGCCCATTCTTCTCTTGTATCTTCTTCACAACGTAGTAAGTAGCAGTTATTGTAAAACTTTGCTGGCCGTCCCGCGTAATACAGATATCTGCCTCCCGGAACGAATTTGAAGGTTTTAATATACTCTGCAAGCTCTTTGCGATCTCCACTGCTAAGGAGCGGTCTATCGGTGCCCCACCTAGTTCCACAGACATCTTCAACCACCCGTTCGGCAAGGTTGTCCCAGGTGTCATTTGGTCCAGTTGCATACTTTGCATGAAATATATTTTCTCCGAACTGCGTCTTAAACCTTGGTTGTTGCATTCAGCTTAGCCTTTAGTTGAGCTACTAGTCCATGTACCATAGCTTCAATCTTAGCTAATTCCGAATGTACTGTACTAGAGATAATCTCTTTCTCATGCTCTGCTGCGTGCTCGATAGCTACTGCGTACGTCTCAAGTATCGAGGTCACTCTGTCTTGAATATTCATCAATCTGCTCCTCTGCGTCATTCATCAAAATCGAATTCAAATGATGTTTCTTTGTCCGGTGCTTCCCACGAAAGGTGTCCTGAGAGCTCTTTTCTTTCTTCTCTAGGCTCCTCCCGGGGATCTTCGACTTTCCCGATAAGCTGGTCATATCTCTCTTCTATCAGCCATTCAAACTGATCCACTATTTCATCAGAATGCAAGTCTAAAACTTCCAGAAGTGTTACTTCATCAAGGTTTTTGAGCTGAAGGATTAGATCCTGCAATGTCATGATTTGCCTTTATTGCGTCTACTAGATTATTATGAGTTAGCGCACAGTCATAATATTGTCCAGATACTTCTACAATCTTCTTCAATACAGTACCAGAGGTACCATCACTTAGCGGGGTTAGGGACTGGCACTTCTGCAGGAGTGCTTCCGGTGGCAGTGGCTCCGGCCGTAAGCGCACTGTTGGCTGCGCGCAGGCCATCATCATCAAGACACACGTTCCTATAGATAGGCTTTTCCACAATCTTTTCAACATCATTCTGCACCTTTTGTATCTTGGTTTGGACTACCACCTTCTCTTCCACTGTCTTTGTAGCAATTGCTTCATCTCTTTGTGAGATTAAAGTATCTACTAAATTAGTCTTGGCTTCCAGTTCCTGTCTGTAGGCACTGAATTTCTTTTCTTCTATTGAATACCCGTAGTAGAATACCCCGCCTAGAATAGCTAGGATGGCTATTGCGCCAAGAACATATTTGTTCGTTAAAAGAGCAAGGAACATATGTTAGCTCCGAATAATAGAATTGTTCCTACCATCAAAAATCTAGTAAAGGTAGCTAGCTCCTCTTTGTCCTGTAGCATTCCTACAACAAATACATAGGAGAACAAAGCTAGCCAAAGTGTATTTAAATACACCATTATGTTATCTGCCTTAATAATTTATCCTTTGTTTCTTTATCTAATAAGTTTACATTGTCTCTAGACCAAGTTCCACAGTCCTGACACTGGAATCTGGTAAAGGTTCCTAGAGCAGTTCTAGCTACTCCTCGTCGTTGGATTCTGTCACTACCACAATTACGGCAAGTAATACTAGCACCGCTACTAAAGAACCCATGATTCGTATGCCCCTTTATCCAAGGAAGGAACTTCTCATAAAGTACGGCAAGAAGCTTTACATCATTGATGTTGTACTTTTTCATTATCTTCCAGCACACAGGGTCATTGTTCATACACCCTGTCCATAGTTCTTGTCCCTGATGCTTTAGTTTATGCCCGATGCCAAGGGCTTCTACTATGTATGCTAGCTTGTGGCTAGGGAACTTAAATTGCTTGGAAGTCTTGTAAAGATCCACCTGTTTATATGGAGATGGTGGTAAAAAGTCATTTTCTATGAACTCTTTGTTCAGCGTTGGGATATCGAACCTAGTGCCATTGAAATGGACAACTACGTCAGCCTCATCAAGAAGCTTGTGTATCCCGGCAATCATCTTCTTCTTTGGAGAAGTTTCAAGAGAATCAAAGAAAATTTCTTTTCCGTCATACCACTTGGCCGCCCAGCAAAGAGTATAGCTAGGGGCTGCTAGTTGGTTAAGTCCAATATTCTGATTCCATAGATCCCAGACATATCCTACATTGGGAGCTGTTTCTATGTCAAGAAACAAGATCTTCAATTTACGCTATCCGATAATGGGCCTACCTTAGCTATATCCTTTGCATCTACTTTAGTAAATGGAATAGAGCCATTAGCAAACAAAGTGTTTAGACCAACCTCAACTACCATAGATACTTCTTCTGGCGTAAGCTCCGCCTCGAACAGAAGTGTTCCATCCCGGTGCTCAAATGTTTTTTTGATTTGCATTTAGTTTTAGAAATACCTCTAGGTCTATCACAGCGAGTGGAGATCTTCCATTAATCTTGATAACAACGCACGGAGTTTCTCCTTGGGAAATCCTTTCAGCGGCTTGGTCAAAGTCTCCGTAAATACTGCTTCGTGCCCTAGATTTGCATTCAAAGTTATAGTGTAGTAGTCTGCTGGCTGCTTCTGAGAGTTCAATGTCTGCTCCGGGTTTTCCCATTGATGTTGATTTAACGTCACGCTCAGTCAAGCTCGGGAAGTAGCTCAGTATCCTCGAAACTACATATTGCTGTAATTTGCGGCCTTTCGCCTTGGCTGATTGCGGCTTCAATTTCTTCTAGTTCCTCTTCTTTTCTTAAGATACGTAGCAGCAGGTGAGTAAGAAAGAATTGGTCCAAGTCTCCGTAGGTTCTTTCGTAGTAATCTCGAACGCAGGCGTCCATCTCTTGGGGAGATAAACCCTGAAGGGCTCTTGTGGATTTGACTTCACCGATTCCGGGTATTCCACTAACATTATCGCTGCGGTCCCCAGCAAGCATCTGGCTATAAAAGAACCTAGTGGCGTCTTGTTCATTGACTTCAAAATGAACGTCTTTAACGAAGTTGTAGTGTCTTCCGGGGATCTGCTTAAAATCCTTGTCGATGCTTGCGATGATAAAATCGCCTTTAGCTGCGATTCCAATTCGGTCGTCAGCTTCGCATCCGGCTGAGACTTCAGCATTCCATTCTTTAAAGAGAAAGTCATGAACGGAATCAAGGTATCTTGGTTTCTCTTGAATACGGTTAGCTTTGTAGCTTGGGCAGATAAGCTTTCTAAAATTTTCAGAGCCGGAGAGAAAGACTCTATACTCTGAAGCTCCACATGAATCGAGGATGCGATAAACGAGCTCATCTGCTCGTTGGATTGCTGTGTCAAGGTCTAGTAACTCCTGTCTTTCTTTAGTTGGTTCACAACTAGCGGCACATCTGTAACTGATAATATCACCGTCAATTAGTACCATAATAGTCGCGGTGCTATGGACCTTCCTAATAGCTATTAAGCAGCATCCGCTGCGCCGCAATCCTTTTAGTTTACCTTACGGACACCGTACCCAAAAGCGTCAATCCCGAAATCACCGAAACCATTAATTGGCTGACCATTAGCACGGGCATCGGTCATCTTACGGATCAGCTTACGAACATGGCCGTATGCTGCATGGTACGAATTAAACTTAACCTTAAGTGCTCTGTTGTTCTTTAGATTTACGATTTGATACATTATACAGTCTCCCTGAGTACCCACTTTTCAAACTCTTCTGCTAGACTTAAAATCTCTCCCACTTCTTCCAGATAATTAATTTCATCAGGTTCCGTGGGCTTCCTGCTTAAAGCTACTGCTTGCGCCAGACAACTCTGGCGGATAATAAACTTCTGTCTCTTGTCTTCATATGAATGTCCTGCCACAGGTGCCCCCGCTGCTACTGTCCCATCCTGACGATGGATTTCCTTCCAATCCCAATATCCCTTGGCGTTCTTTTCACGTTCAACAGTGAACGTATCCCCCGGATTAGCCTTAACTAGAGCATCCCAAACATTGGTTGGCTTGACAAAATCCATGATCTTCTTGGAGTCAAGCTTACCCTCTGGGGTCTTATACGTTACTGTCATCTGTTGATAGGTCTTTACCTTGTCAACAGCAATGTTCAAAATCTCAATGTGGATCGTTTCCATACTTAACCAGATCTCCTTGATTAGGGCCGTACTTTACTTCACAGGGAAACGGGATTGGACTCTCTATTCCCCACAATTTCTTCATATTAGGTACAAGACTATAGAACGTATTGTACATTAATTCTGCTACTTTGTCAAGCTCAGATGCAGGCCCATCCACTATAAGTGAATCGTGTACCGTGCTGGTCAAGAATGATTGTAATTTCCCAGCCCGGAGGCGGTTCCTTAGGGAAACACGAGCTATTGACATTAAGTCCGCCGCTGTTCCCTGAACGGGGTAGTTGGTCAATTGCGTCCATGGTATGTTGCCATCTTCTTTTGGCGAGATCTCCCATGTCGCCCCCGAGGGTCCGGACATGAAATGGTTCTTCATCACTTGCATTGCCCACGTCTGATGGCATCTGTCTATCTCCCAGTATTTTCTATAGAAAGCTTCATTCCGTTCATCCCAGAACTTCGGATCATCGCTGATATGCCTGAAATCATTGTCCTTGGCAAACGCCCACCCAGACCCCCTGAAGATAGTCCTAAACAGGAAGATCTTTGCTATCAGGCGTGACGGCAGCTTCAGTTCCTTCTGGTTGTTTCCGTGTACGTCCTGCCCCTCCACGATCTCCCGGATACCTACTTGGTCTCCGCTCAGCAGGAGCAGTATCCTCCACTCTAACTGGCTTGCGTCGCAAACTACCAGCATCTAGCAAAACTCCCTTTTTCTTCTGTTGCCCTATAATTACATCTACAAGGTTCTGACACTCTCTTGGGAAAGCATCCTTAAAGGCATCCAGATAGGTCCTAGCACCAAACGTCTGGATGTACAGACTACTCAGCGACAGGGCCTGTTCCTGCTGACTCTGATTCATTGAAGATTGCATGTACATTGGCCTTTCCGGGTTTCTTTACGAACTCCTTACAGAAATCATCATCTTCTACTTCTGGCCTGAAACTGATCCTAGCTGGCCCATGTTGGGTAGGAATGAGCTGGACAGATGGCAGATTGAACATACAAAACCTCTGTGAAACCAGTTCCTTATCAGGAGCTAAAGTAGTCTTAACCTTACTAAACTTACATTCATCACACCGCATCATTCCTCCCATCTCGATGTAAACATCTTTAGAGCGTCTCCACTAATGTTCTGAAGGTTAGGACGGCTAGAGCTAAGCCTACCAGTTGCAGCAACACACTGATTAAAATTGCCATACAGGTAGCCTTCAGGCCAAAAGGACTCTCTAGCCAGTTCTGGAATTCCTTCATAGTATGTTCCGACAAGTTTGGACAACTCCCGTAACTTTAAGATACCTCCGATCAGTTCTGTGCCATCGTCTAGCTTCTTAAGAGTATCTTCGTCAGTTGACCACACTCCTCCTTTTTTTAATTCACTTCCACGAATTGGTTTATACAATCTGGGAAGAGAATGAACTTCTTCTTGGATCTGGTATCTATTTTCACCGACCTTCGCTCCGCTCTTGTACTTTCCTATCGGAACTCTCTTTTTCTCAACAATCTCCCCACCATAGAGAAGGGCAGATAAATGATCCCCAGAAGCCCAATTAAAGGAAGGGATATTATGGAGTAAGTTAAGTCTTGATTGGATTTCCTGAATCTCTTGTCGGATTCTCGTTGCTTGTTGTTCAGCGTATTCCCTATCAAACTTCATGCCAGCAAAGCGCATCTCTGCGAGTACTGCCATGTCCTGCATTTTCAAACTAATTAACTTCTGTTTACTTGCCGGAATTAATTTTAGTTGTTTTAAGTACACAGCTTCCGTAAGTTCAACGTCACGGCGTGCGTACTCGGCTAATATGTCCCAAGGAATTTGATCTGTATTTATTCCCTTGGACCAGTACTCTTTCTCTACTACATCCAGTTTCTGCCTGTTTAAATATTTTTGGGCTACGTCATTTAATGACGGATATGGTGTAGTGTACGAATTGAGTACAAATTCAGCTACCTGACAACAAAAAAACTTCTTACCTTCTGTATCTATTCCTTCTTTCCAAAGCCATTCAAGGTCATACCCAAGGTGGAATCCAACGAGCGTCCCAGCTCTTTGTACTGCTTCTCTAACTTCTTTCTTTTCATTTGTACAGACAGCCTCTTTACCTGACTCTTTGAAAGACCAGCAGACGTTTTTGTTTCTTTGGTCATGCGGATCACCTTTACTCCACGTAGTGTTCTCTGAATCTATCACCAAGTAGGTCAATAGCGCGCTCCTCGTAAAACTCTTGCCAATCTATGTTGGCTGTACTCAAAATATACTCAATACTATCTGGATCAGTAGGTATCATGATTCTTCCGATAATTCCGTGTATTCCCGAACATTTCCAACTCTTCTTAAATAATCCTTCCCACCATCAACAGCAATATTGCCGCACTTACACCACTTAAAATCATGTCTATGTATTGACTCTATGATATCATTACAAACATTACATTTTACTTTATTCGTAATAATCATTTTACAAGTCCTGAAAGGAACCAGTACCCTACAGTAGCTCTATGTGCTTCTTCCCACAATTCAAGTTTCTTTTCTATCGAACCAGTTGATTGATCGACAAAAGTGTGGCACCTATGACAAAGATAAGCCACCCTAAAGTCATGCGACTTTGTTCCAAGCCCTTTGCCATCTCTATGCTGGTTTGAATGAGCAGCAACAACACTGCCATCATTTGACATCCCACACCCAAAACAGAAAGGACAGTCACGCGCTGCCTCCAGAAGTTTCTTCGAGCGGTATTTCTGTTCTTTTGCGTAACTCAAGTATGAACAACGCCTCCCTTACTTTCTCAAAATCTTGGGGGTTTACATACCCCCTTTCATTGTAAGTATACAACAATAATTTGATTATGTCAAGTGCTTCTTCGTATGTCATGGTTTTTATTTTTATTGTTCATAGCTCTTCCCCTTCTCCCTGAGCACCTAAATACCCATGGTATTTTTCTAAAGTTTCCTTTTTTAAGATTCGTATCTCATCAGCACATTCCCATGCCGTTGTTTCTCGAATCTCTGCCCCCCTTTTTCTATATGTAGATGCCATTTTTTCACATATTTTAATTGCCTTTTCCAGCGCCTCATCCCTCACCCTCGCCAGCGCCTTCTCGCATTCGAGAGCCTTTGCCTGTAGCACCGCGTTGTGCTGCTCTTGCGCGACTTCGAGGACGGCGAGGCGGGAGCGGAGGGAGGCGATCTCTGCCTCCGTTCGCAGCTTGGCCGCAGTGGATTGGAGGTCGGTAAACGGCCCATGCTCTGCGCACCAGTGCTTCGGGATGATGGTCAGGCAGGACGTGTAGGTAGACGGCTTGCCGCAGGTTTCGCAGGGATTCACTTCGGCGTCTCCTTCGCGGCAAGGGCGGCGCTGGCGATGTCCGCGTTGCTCATTAGGTTGTCTGCTGGTTGTCGTAGTCCGGCTACGATTTCTAGCGCATAACGCAGCCTGTCCCGCTCGGCCTTCATCGCCTCATAGTCGGAGGCGAGGACGAGTTGCGTGCCGTCAGGTGGCAGCGGCTTGAGCCAGATGATGCCTCCCTCGTTGTAGCCTTCCGGTGGACAGGAACAGACCTCTGCCACCACCTTCCCGGCGTCTTGGGTCATGGCTGCTCCTTTTGCATGGGGTAGAGCGCGAACTGCCGCTCGTCGTAGTCTGTAACTACGACGGGGTGCTCCCACATTCGCCCAAAGCGACCGTCCGGGTAAAGGACCACGTATCCCTCCGGGGCATCCTTCGCCTCAATCCGCCCCGCCTCGGGGGAGGGGTGGTCAGCAAGGTAGTCGCGCAGCATGTACGCAACATCCATCGTTGATGTTGATTCCGCATACCCACATCGCTCGCAATTCCAGTAGGTAAGGTCGAGGTCAGCAAGAATCTCCACAAGCATCTTTCGGTCGCCATCAGCCACCGGAGCAGCCTTCGCCTCGGGCTGCGCTTCCTTCTGCGGCGCGGCGGCGAGCATGGCGCGGTAGTGTGTTGCTAGTTCTTGCGTGCTGAAGCTGCCCTCTTGCCATCCAGCTAACAGCATTTCCCGCGTCGGCTCCACGGGAACCAGTTTCCACCCAACCGCAGGCGCTTCCTCCGGGGAGGCGGCTTTGTCATCATCGCTACGCTCCCATGCTTCTTCCGGTCTGCTCACGATTGCGTCTCCTTTCCTGCGATTTCCTCTGCGCTGGCGAGAAATTTCAATCTGATCGGGAGTCATCTCCCCCTCCCCATGCTCGACTGTCATTCACGGCCTCCCTTCCCGCTCTCGGCTAATGTATATGGCAAAATAGTGATTACTTTCTTGTATCCCACTGCTTTTTTCAAGGTATGTGAACCATTAAAATAGCCACTATGTTCTTTTTTAGAAAGAACGCCGTTTTTATTTACTCTACGCCATGTCCAGAAATTAGAGATTCCATGAGTCCCTCGATATTGGCCGCCCGTTATCACACTTAGGTGTCCATCTACAAACGCAATATCCCAAATTCTAAGGTCTATTGGATTCATTCTACCTCCCTGATTACTTTGAATGGTTGTTGTTTTTTGATACGAACGTTTTCTTTATATTTTTCCAAGGCTTCTAGAGCTTCCTCTTCGGTATCGAAACAAAACCACGAACTACCAGCTAAGGAATCTAAAAAGGAAAATCCACCCCCCTTTGATAGAAATTCTTGCCCAAAGGGAAATGCCCATTTGGTAATACCAAACTTACCATTAGAAAATCTAACTAACTTCATCATGCTTCCTCGTATCTAGAGATTTCAGGTTTGATGATTACCTCGGTCCTACCATGTCTCATAGAAGGGTCTGTATCTTGGTCTCCTAAAAGCTTGTTCTTGGAAATGTTAAAGTACCGGATATAGTCATGTGCATGTGTCTTCCCTATCCCGATAATGAAATCTGCTTCTGCTTGCTTGGCTGTCTTGGCGTTGGACATATGCCCCATGTTCAACCACGCCTCTCCTTCAGCATCCCCGGAGGCTTGGCATACCCCGATTACAGGAGCGTATTCCTTAGCCAATTCCCTTGCCCATTGGTAGATAGCCCCCATGGCTAGGTCTTCTCTATCGGACTTGAACCCCTGAATCTTGTCAATCTGGTCGAATACGATCAATGCCGGTTTCTCTCTCTGGACGTAGCTTTCTACCTTCTTGGCCGTAACCCCGGAGTCATCAACGATTTTTATACGTCCGTCCGTAGCTTTCATGTATCTCAGGGTGGCTTGTCTGGAATCTTTCGCTAGCTCTTGGATGGTGGCCCCAAACATGGCTTGAACACAGCGGAGCTTGACTTTCCCGCCCTGTTCCTCGTTGTTGAACCAAAGGATAGGTTCCCTTGTCTGGGACACCATGTGTGTTACTTCGGAAGCTAGGAAGCTTGTTTTGCCCGTCTCTGGGCGTGCAAACACTATGCCTAAATCCCCTTTCCGCACCGACCCCAAACTCTTGTTCAGCCAATTTAACCTCCATCTTAAGCCGGGAGTACGAACAGTCTGGGAGATAATCTCCTCGATATTGTCCGTAACATAATCCCCAACAACCAAAGAACTCTCCACACCACCAAGTTCACGGGATAATTCTAGTACCCGGAGTAGATCCCCCTCCTCCTCAGCCACCATATGTGCCTCTATGGCGAGTTTAGAGGCGATTTGAGCCACTTTCGCCCTTCGGAGCAGTCCCGGTACATCTTTCGGGAGATCGAGGCTCTGGAGCCGATTTAGAGCCTCCTGAGGGTATCCTTTGGGCACGGAAACAGCTATGTCTGACACCGAAGGATTAGTAGTGTTGTTTCTATACCACAGATCAATAGCTTTTAACACAGGAACAAGTTCAGTAGAAATAGAAATATAATTCCTATATTCAAGAAATATATTTCTATCAAGTAAAGCTTTTAATAATAGTAATTCAATCATATTAAAACCCTATAATATATTAATATTATGTTTTTATATATTATAGTATATATACGTATACTATTATATATTAATATATATATATATATATATATAATTATCTTTTAATTTATTCTATCATATTTTATGTCCGTTGTCAAGCTAATACCCAAAATCCCTCTCCTTGGTGCACCCACCACCATCCGTTAATCATTCTATTGGTGCCTATTGGCATTATTGCATTTCCTGTTTGCATGAATCTTTCGTGGGTATCTGTATCACGTTCCTCCTCCCAATTACCTAGCTCTGGATCCCAACCATTGGCTTGATTTTGGGGCTGATTTTGATTTTGTAGATTAGCTGTAGTGAACGTAAGCGTATTTCCTGTACCGGCACCGATGGTAGTTCCAGTGGCAGTGCCTAAAGTTTGTCCTATACCAGCAGCGCCCAATGGATTCCCTGTGTGGAATGGATGCTGTCCGGGAGGAGCTGCCGGAACATTTTGCTGTGCTAAAGCCTGTACGGTATCCCAAAAACTAGATGGTTTTGATTTAGAAACAACCTTCTTCTTTTTTGGTATAGGATCATGAACTACTGTTCGTTCCTTCAAGGAAACAGAAATCTTCTCCCAGATCCCAGAATGATCTGGATCCTCGTCTTCTTCCAAGAAGATCTCGAATGTTTCATCATCCCCTTCAAAATCCCTTCTGACAAATTTAGTTGGTCGGAGCATCTTTTAGTCCTAGTATTTTGATTATTTCCTCTGGCCGGTATGACTTGGGGTCAAAGTTCGTAGACACCCACTTACACTTAAACAAATGCCGTAAGGAGAGACACATAGACAGTCCCTCCTTTTCCTTGTCATTGTCAAGCCAAATGAACAGATTCTCTTTTGGCATCAAAGAAAGGCATCTAAGGACTTTTAACGACAGATGACTACCGAAGAGAGGCAATACATCAAGACCTTTAACTCTACTTACCTTTATTGCTGAGATAGGGTCTTCCACAATTACCAGATTTGTGGTATTATACCCACCAAAGATATGAACAGGAACAGATCCCTCCGTGTAAACTTTGGGCCTAACCCCAGAGGTATAGGACTTTCCCCAATAGAAGCTAGGAAGGGTATCCTTGAGAACCACTCTATCATAAGGCTTGTCAAAAGTAAAGTGTTTATTTATCTCCTCTTGATTCAGCCATACCGACAGGTAGTTACGAGCACTCTGAGGGAGTTCACTTTCCTTAAATTTACTGCCAATAAAGGTTTGAGGGAGATCTGGAGTAAATTTAGTACTTGGCGTACTGTGCCCACAAGAAAAACAGAAAGTACCCCCATCCGGGTATACAGCAAGGTTATCTCCAGATCTATCCTTGCCTTGCTTCCTGCACTCTGGGCAGGGCATATGTTTAACTTTCATGGAAGGTCAGGCTCCCCACCCTTCTTGGCGTATTCAGTGAATAGGAAATCTATCAATTGCGGAAAATCTTCTTTGTTCTTTACCCTAAAAGTAGGAGACAGCTTAAGGACACGGTACAGTTGAGAGAGATACTTCTGGAATTCATCAAAGCTGAATTCAGACCTGCTCAACTTCTCCACCTTGAGAGACAATTCTGCAACCTGCTTGTTTCTCTCTTCAAGGGCTTTCTCATACTTCTTCATGTCCGATCTTATAGAGTCCAGAGTGTATGACTTCTCATACAGCTCCTCTGCTATTTCTTGGTACTTCCGCATCACTCCCCTAGCTGCACCATCCGGCCGGAATCCTTGGGAAGCGGTGTTTAGTTCTGAAAGCTTTGCCTTGATTTCCTTGTTATCCATTTTGGAGTTCCTGAACAAATACATTCGCGTATGTCAAAGCTGAACTGTCACTAAGTCCCGGAGCAGAATTGACTTCGAGAGCATAGCAGCGATTTTGTAGCTGATTCCAAATGATATCCACTCCGCCACCATGACCCACAGCAGCACATGCAGCCAGCGCCACCGACCTAAGATCTTCTGGCTCAGTAATATTGTTGATACAGAATACCCAATCATTCTCGTGAGAGCGGATCTTGGTATCTGGGCTAGTGCCCGAACGCTTCCGCTTCTGTTGCACAAGAATGATATTCCCGTTATGAACATGGACACGGAACTCTTTCTTCTTTGGGATATATTTTACATACAAAGGGGCATCAATAACCGCTCCCCCTCGTTCGATATATACTGCTCCCTTTCCTCCTGAAGACCGAAGCAATTTTCTAGCAACAATTGGATGCTGCATAGCCCATTGTTCGGCAGTGGCACGGCTCGTAGTGAATGGAGGGGATTGTACTCCATGCTCTCTAAATACTTCAAAAGTTCTAAGTTTGTTCGCTCCAATTCCGTTAGGTAATCCCCAAACGAGATTAAAGCGATTGTCTTTCGGTGTGGTTCCACGATACACCTTGTATCCAAGAATGTTGCTGAGATGCTTTTGAATCAACTTCGCTGACTGGCTATACAGGTTGTACGTTACGATATGGGGTCTCATGCCGCTGCCTGTTCCTTAGGTAGTCCACCACCACTTCTCATAAAGGATTCAACACACTCGCCACAGATATGTTTGTTATCCAGAGTCCTGATTTCTCCCTCTCCGAACTTGATTGCCCCGGCGCATTCTGTACAGGCAATAAGCTTCTCTTCCTCATCCCAATCAATCTCTTCGTAACGAACGAAGATACACTCATCTTCAGGCTTGTTCTGTACAAGTTTGTGGGTATATTTATCTACTACTCCCCACTTATTGATAATATCCGGTCTTTGATACTTGTGGTGAAATACCACAGGCACATCCATGTTATCAGAAGACTCACAAGTATACTCGTAGTTATTCTCTCCATGATATGCCATGCTAATAACTTTGAATAATAGAAGTTCTTCCTTCTTAATAAAGAGAGGCTCATCTTCATTCTTCTTCCTACGTCTGGCAAATAGATCATCTCTAGTTACCTTGGTTTCAGCTACAGTACCCGATCCGTAATAATCTCTCTTAGGATATTCCTTCTTCAGATCATCTACTGAAACCAGCTTACCATCTTCGATGGTATATAGCTTCTCTGGGGGAAGTAGTACAGGGTTGTCTATGTTCCCATCTTTGTAGTAGTGATTGTTTCTCTTGAGAGCAGCCCGAAGAAGGAAGTCTTCCGACATGAAATAGAACATACCAACGTGGCGGAAATACCAGAGGTCTCTCTCATGATTGCGGGCAAAGTACATCTTCTTTGTAGGCTTGTGGAAAGCCATGATGGCATAGGCACCATTGACGGTCTTCAAAGCATCCTTGATTCCAACTTCATTGAACTTCACACATAAGGCATGTGAGTCAACTTCGATTTCTTCATTGACCTTTACACCATCCCTGATTGTTCCATTGTGGACAAGGATCCAATCTCCCTCTTCGAATGGGTGGGCGTTTTTGACACTAATCGCCCCAGAAGTAGCTCGTCTGCCGTGCCCAAAGATAGCATTCCCATTTTCAATGGCCCACTTGAAATAGTCCGTTCCGGCCCTACTATGAATAATCACGTATGGAGACCCAACACATCGGGCAATGTTTGGGGTAGATGGGAACACCTTGTATGTTGAAACTCGTGGGATGGTACAAAATCCAGATGAATGATCCCCTCTTCGAGACATGAATACGGCCATATCCAAAGCCATATCAATGTCATTTTGAATCAGCGTCCCTTCTGGCCTGCTGTTGAATACTCCCCAAAGTCCACACATTATAATAGCTCCAATACAAGAGTTGTCCACATAGCGTTTTCCTTCATCATTGAAAGTACGCTATCTTTGTTAAAAAGAACGGAAGATTTACCAAACACCCGTAAAAATAGCTTAAAGTAGTCTTCGTAAAGTATAGTATCCTCTATGATCTTCTGTAAGTTTTCTCTGTTTTCTTCAACAAACTTCATGAACTTGCACACAACTTGAATCCACCTACGATTAACCCGCATGTCCGTACTGAATGCCCCGTGCCTGAATTCAATGGAGAACTGCCGCTCAATTGGGGCTAGATTCAATGCACAATATTTGAACTCCTTATGAACTCCCAACTGTTCTGGAAGAATGTCTGTTATCTCCCAGCAATAGGGGTTAAGTATCCGTTCTAGGGGCTGGAGACTAAAGAACAAAGGCTCAAATAAAGCATACAACGCCGTGCATAAATACACATCCCTGATACCCCATTCAGATACATCTGCATGAATGTGGATACTGGTCCTAACAGAAGCTTTCGGAGGTCTATTGTACTTACCTTCCAAGATAGAAAAAACTGTTTCTAACTCATGCAGCGCATAATCAATGTTTTCACCGACCAGTGGAGAAGAAATAAATTCAACTCCACCATTACGTAGACTACCATCTTGCTCTACGGCCCAGAGAGCTAATACTGGATTTTGAAGACTGGCACGATAAGAATCTAGATGTGGTTGTATTCCCTCTACTTCAAACTCAAGCCCAATTGGTTTGGTAAAAGAAGAAAAGAATGTCTTGGGAAGATCCCCAAATTTTTCCTTGACATCAAATAGCCTCCCAACTTGTCCGGTTAGCTTTGCTAATGTCCTTGGATAGATCCGGTCTAGCTTTTTGTTTTCCATCTTTCAATCTCTGGAGATACCAGCTTCGCAATCACTGGATTGGGGATCCAAAACTCTTTATTTCCCTTATGTATTCCAATTGTTCTTTGGCCGTAACAAAGATCGTCTCTATGAATATAGAGAAGTCCTGAGATATGTTGAAAATCTTTTATAAGTCCGTCTGGAATTTCTGTTTCATATGGACTTGTTGGAAACTTCTTTTCTCTTGGAATAGTCTCCGTAAGAATTTTATCTCCAGAAGCAATCAACTTCCGCTTGAAATTAGCTCCGTATGCAGGCCCAGCTAGAAAGCTCTTACCAACAATACGATGGCATAGAGAAACGGAGAGGACAAGTTCAGTATGTTGTTCAAGTCTATTCGGAGGACAAATTTCAAGCCCCCTAGTGTAGGAGATTTCTAGCTTAGGTTTAACAAAGAAAGGATGAAGTTCTGCCACCTTTCTGCCCGGAAGAACGTAGTTTTCAATCTCTGTTAAAACAGCATACGCTCTTGATTCCCATGTTGGAAACACTCTAACCTGAACGTATGGTGCCCCTCGTTTAGATCCCTTTCCATCAGTAGGAGAAATATCCTCAACGAAACCGAAGATATTTTCAAAAGGTGGGTCACTAGATGGATTCTCCACAAATAGAGCTGCCATCACTCCACCAAACTTCCTCTGTAGAGCTTGGATATCGAATTCCATTACAGCCCCACACCGAAATTTTCTGCTGCCAACTGCTTTGCTAACTCCTTGTCTCTATTCCTGAACATTGAATAGACCTTCTCCTTTAGATGTTGAAAAGATCTACTATTGTATTTAGCCGCTGTCTGCGCAAAACTAAATACATTTTCCATATGTCCAGAATCAGTTAGCCAGAAGTTACTGACTGTTCTGTACTCAATGCCGTATGGTTTTGGACGCATGGCACCGGGCCTGCCATACAACTCAGCACGTTTGGTATCTGGATCATGCACAACTGAATATGCACCGACCAACAGATCCATAGCTCGGGTTGTATTGATCTTTTCTAATTCAGTCATACCCTCTACCCCAATGTGGATATGACCACCAGCACTTCGAAGGCGTGGATTATTACTACGAGGAGTAGGATTGGGCTGTAGTTCCCAAGCATTGTAGTCTGGGTCACAGCCAAAGACACATGCTGCTGGATCCATTAGCTCAGACTCAGGCATCTCTGCTGCCGCCACAATCTTAGGGAGGAGATTAAATTCAGAGACTCGATCTTTTATATGTTCGAGCATCCCAGTATGAAGAGTTGCCCAAGTTCCAAGATCTGTTGTTGGGGCAGTGTTGTATTCAACAAGAACATTATCTACCTGAAGGGCAGATCCCCTCCCAAACTTGGGGACAGGATAGGGAAGATTCTTTGTGCCCGGGATCTTTCCAATAGCGGACACAAAATTACCAGATTTGTCAACAAGAAATAACTCTGGGTCTGAACCAATGGTTATTATCTTGTTATGATCGCTCTTGATAAATAGCATATTAAACCTCAAAGAGTTCGTTTAGTTTCTCACGGACAAAACAATACAAGCCATTCTTGTCACCAGAATGATCCCATTCTGGATGGCCTTGAACAGCTAATGTCTTGTGTTCTCCCCAATAAACTATTTCCGGTTCGAATATCTCTTCCTCTACATATCCATTCTCCTTGAATCTTGCGCCCTTGTGAAGGCCAGCATGAGCGATCATGGTTCCATTCTTTGGAATCATCATCTGGTGATGACAGGTATTGCTAAAGATAACTCTTGATGGATCTTGCGGAAGAATCAGCTTGTGTTGTCCGCTGCCATGGGCAGGCACATCTTGGTATAACTTCCCACCAAGTAGACAGCACATTAACTGTGCACCACGGCAGATTCCAAGAATAGGAATCTTGAGTTTGAGAGCTTCACGAGCTAAAGCAATTTCCAGCTTATCTCGTGTTGATGGATTTTCTGAGGCTCTTGCTGCTCGTACCGTTTCGCCGTAGATAGATGGGGAGATATCCTCGCCACCATGAAGCACAAGCAGATCATAACCAGCAAGATCTTCAGGATAAGTGACAACACCTGTCCTACTACTGAACGTTTTGTCTCTGAAGAGAGCATTGGCAATTGTTTTCATAATCTCGTCTTGAACACTTTGAATTCAAATGGAGATAGATCAGCACCCTTCACAAAGGATACTTTACCATCATGGTATTCAAATACAGAATGCCTTGTCCATCCCTTGTCTGTGAATATGTCGATTGTCTTACCATCTGGCCTTGGCAACACAACCACCGACCCTTCTCTTGTGCTTCTCATTTCATTTCCTTTATTCTAGATCAGGCATATCCACAATGTAAAGACCAACGTAGTATTTGCCATGTCCAGATTCTGTTTCAGTTAGCTTCTTTAGATACCTTGGATTTTCTTTTTTGATAAACTTTTCCAGATTAGTCTTAAGACTATGAATTGCTGTAAAGATCATGGGCTTTCGATGAACTTCGCATAGCCTAACCAGTTCTTCGTACCACTCTTTTTTGAAATCCATCTGTGAATACAACAAAAGATTTGCTTGCATGTATCCACACGAGAAGTTTGATTTAGTCATAATACCAATATACAAATCAAACCCACCACCACTATTTAAGAAATGTTTCGCCATGAATTTATTTACTTTAGGATCCATGGGGAGAACTATCTGGTTGAGATGATACTTACGAGATTCATCAGTATGCTTCATTATGGCCTCGTGGAAACGAGCATGACTTCAGCATTATCCATCCATCCTTCTTGGATGAGTAGCACTGAAAATTTGGTGGGATTTGCTTCGATGTGCTTCTTTAACACTGACTTCACTGCAGAAAATATAAAAGACTTACCAAGTTCTTCAGTTAATTCTGAAAGCTTTTCTAAATCAGCTACTGAATTCACAACAGCTTGCCCAATAGCACAGGATAGCTGAGAGTAGGGAGTATACATCATGCTCCCCTCTGTCTTCCATATACCACGATAGGACATATCTCCCGGCTCAGGTCTAACTCTTCCTGACTTTATTTCTTCTTGAATCTTTTCTCTGGCCCACTCCATCCATGCCCAGAATTCATGCCTATCCTTCTTTCTTTGCCCATCCGTGTGCTTTATCTTCAGTAGTCCAGTAGACATTCTTAACTCCAACTGATTTTATTGCACCTTCACATATAATGCAGGGCTTAGCCATAACGGGCATCCCCCTAGCATTTAATCTAACAACAACAAGCGTATCTATAGACAATCCGTGTCGAAGTATTCTCTGTAATGTATTTGTCTCTGCGTGATTAAATATTCGTTCAGAAAATCTTCCACAACACTGTCTGTGGTACTTGGAGGAGTCGTTAAAACTGTTTGTTCCAATGGATACGATTCTCCCCTGTCTAAGGGCAAAACAAATGACTCTTCTTTTCCCATAGAATCCTTTTCTCCTTGCGTAGTTGATGAATCGTTCGAGCATTTATCCGATCCCGAGCATTGACACATCTTCGATATCGGGGTCTTCGAAGATGGCGGTGTTAACAACAGGGGTTGCGAACTTGATGATTTTGACGAGGAAGACTGTTTGTGCATTTTGTATATCATCCATATCGGTATCATGTAAAGCAGAAGCATATAAGGATTCAATTTCATCTCTTGGTCCGCGGTAGAATTCGGTTTCGATGTTGGGATAGTCGATTCCAATTTCTCCTGTGCAGAGGAGGAGTCCATACTTTTGATCCTCCGGGATGGCATTTGGATTGTGCATGTTTCACCTTGGATATGTTATCTTGTTGTTTTGTATCAAGACAACAATATTCCTGTTTTCGTCAAGAATATACCCGTTTGAATAGTGCTTGAGTAGTGAATTGAGGGCTCTTTTGAGGTATTTATAGCCTCCTATGTGGCAATTGGTGATGGTGCACGCATTTTCTTTGTGAGATGAATGATCCCGAACTTCAGCGATGGCGAAAAACATGCACCGACCTCCTATCTGACGTTGTAATCAACTTGATCGCATCTGTAGCAGACGCGGCGTTCGACCTCGCAGTCTTCGTATGTTGATCCAACAAGCATCCACTCGCTCCATTTGTGCCCCCACCAGCATTTCAATGGCGGCAAGAAAGGTGTAAGAACCAGTAATCCCACCACTGGAATTACCACACAGAATACAAAGAAGAAGTTTTGCATCTATTCCTCCTATCGAATTAGAGAAAAGGCCACACAGAGCATGACCAGAATGACACAAAGGATGACAACTCCTTTGAAATCCTCTTCTTCTTGCATGATTCCTCCTAGTACAGGTATTTACAGGCTTTGGTCCTGTTCGTACCCGCTTGATAGCCTACCCGTTCTCCCCAAAGATAGGCTTCGTGAACATTTCGTGCGTCAATTCGGGATTGATAGTCCTCATCCCATCGCGCACCCCAGATAAACCCGGCTATTCCCATGCAAAAGTACATGAGAATAGACCAAAGATGCTCGTCAATGAACTTCATTCGTCTTCCGTGGTGAATTCAACGATGGCTTCAATGGTCTTTGTATCAATGTTCTCATACAAAGACACCTTGGTAATGGTAAGAAAGTCACCATCAGTGCTTGCATTAACAAGCTGTGGTAATCCTTCAGTGATTATCTCCTTAAGGGTTTCTTGGGAGAGGGTAATACGATTGTTTCCGCGAAACTTCATGTTAATGCTCCTATGTTGTCAGCCACCGACCATTTCACGATCAATGCAGTATCCCGCATCAATCATGGTGAAAGCCCAATGTTCTTTGAGCCTGAATTTTGTGTATACCACAATCTTTCTGTATGCCATTCTCCAGTTACCCATAATTTCTCCTAGTTGGTGGGCCGCATTGGACTCGAACCAATAACCTAGCGATTATGAGTCGCTTGCTCTAACCAATTAAGCTAGCGGCCCAATTGATTAGAATGATGGAGGAGAGAGAAGTTTCTGAAGATCAGGTTCATCCACGCGATCAACATCAACTCTTGGGCGAAATCCAGATACAATTTTCAGTACAAGAAAAATTCCAGTTGGATCCTTAACCCCAAGCCTAATAGCTTCTCTTTCCGCCTCAAGTAGGGTTAGATGAATACGTACTGGCTTCGTCCCTCCATTCATGCGCATAACATAATACATATTGACTCCTGTTTGGTATGCCCAGCGAGACTCGAACTCGCACGCTTACGCGAGAGATTTTAAGTCTCTTGTGTCTACCAATTCCACCATGGGCACGAGAAGGGGAGGTTGCCCTCCCCGTTTGATTACTCGGCGTGGAGATTCCAGTACGTAATGCCGTCGTTGTCGTACCGAACACCTTGAGTGGTGATGCGATAGCCAATCATCACCATGGTGAGATAGTACGTACCAGCGGGCAAGTTCGCGTAAGTCCACGTACTGCCACCAGAGCAGGAACCAGCTCCTTCAGTTCCATCGGGCACACAAGACCAGCCGGGATAACTGTTGCCAGCCATGTCAGTGACAGTCAGCGACAGCGGCACAGTGTACAACGTCGAGTTTACGCACCGACCGCATCCAGTCTTTTCCACTGGAAACGTGAGCGTAAATTCAGCAGGACCATCTGCTGTCTGCTTGACAGTGTATTGCGCAGTACAACAGGTCTTCCAGTTTGGCACCGTTGCCTGCGCATACCAGCCCGGTTCCGGGGACAAGGGCTGCCCCGGAGTGATGCTGATCCACTGCGAGAAATCAATGCCAGCAGCATTGGCAGCGGACATACCAAGAACAGCAAGAACAGCAAGAATGAACTTCTTCATTACTTTCTCCTTTTGACTGCGGTTGGACTACAAGAAAACTACTTTTGTCTGTAAGTTGGGGCGTTTTGCTTGTAAAACTGAATCATGGCTCTCAATTTATCCATGGTTTGGACTACTTCTTGCTTGCTCAAGATTCCTTCCCCTGAATTCGTCAGTGCTCGAAGCTCCATAAGGTAGCCTTCATAGTTGTCTGCACCAGACATGGCCCGAGAAATCAAACGATAGATCATGAGGGCAATGATGAGAAAGAACGTAAACCACAACAGAGGATTGAAGATATACTCAATTCCCAACCACCACATAAATCCTTCCATCCCCTTTGCACCAAGAGAAGAAAGCATTTCGATAATCATCTTCAATTGCTCAGTGCTCATTTACTTTCCTTAAGGTTGGCCTGTCCTAGAGGATTCGAACCTCTGACCACTGGCTTAGAAGGCCAGTGCTCTATCCAACTGAGCTAAGGACAGATTAAAAGTTGAATTTAATTCCCAACTTGGCGTTATGCCTTACTGTGTTTGCTTCCATTGCGACCACAACGAACGTATACTTGTTACCAAGTTGGTAATGCAGAAAAGGAATAACAGCATAGCCCAAAGCAAAATAGGTATTAATTCTGCCTTCATTGGGATGTTTTCCTATGATTGGATTGGTTTCGTAGAATTGAGGATGGGAAGGGATGGACCGGGTTTGTCCATAATCAGCGGTCCATAGACCTAGAGCTAGAACAAGGGATGGATCCATGCCTATCTCCAAATGCGGTATGTAATCTACATACCATGTTGACGTGATACTGAAGACACATACCCCATGTCCCAGTATGTATATTATAGCATGGTTGTTGTATTAAAACAACACTTTGGATTTATATTAGCTTAGCCTTGTGCACGATTTGCACCGACCTTTTAGATTTACATATTGAACATACCCGCCCGCCGCAGAGTTATTAGCACCGACCTTTACAAAAACAACAGACAAAAAAAAGCCCGCCGAAGCGGGCCAAGTACATCAAGGGAGGATTACGCTGCAATCGAATCCTTCGCAGGCTCGCCCTTCGTGACCTTGACCGGGCTAGCCGCCCGCTCTGGGTGCTCAATCTTCCCGGCAATGTCAGTTAGCGGGATGATGGGCAGGGCAAGGGTCAGAGTGCGGACGTGGTTCATCGCATCGGGCGTCATCAACAGCTTAAGGATACGAGAAACCAGAACAAGGCGGGACTTGTCCGGGGAGGAAGTCCCTTCCTTGTCCGCCATCTTCTGAGCACGGGCCGCCCAATCAAGGAACAAATCATCAGCGGTTTTCCCTTCGCGCCGGGATTCCGTGCTGTCTCCCTTGTCCGTGTAGTACTTGCGCAGTGCGCGCATGGCATTAGCAACATCGTTGTCCACCTGCCCGATGAGGAACGCGAGATCCAGCTTGGCGCGCTGCTCTGCTTCGCCATCCATCGCCTTGCGTGCCTCTTCCTTGCGCGCCTTAGCAGCCTGGAGGGACTTGTACTGCGGATGCATCTGGTTGAGGAATTCGGTAAGAAGCTTGCGCTCCTTCGAGCCTGCCTCATAGCACGCGGGAGCGCCGAACGTCTCACTGATTCGCGGTTGCGCCTTGACCCAGCGTTGCGATACCCCAGCCTGCGCACTCATAGCCGCGCGAGTGTCATCAACCACGGACACGGGAATATCAACGAAGGTGGAATCATCATCTTCCAGCGAAAGGCGCATATCGGTCGTAACCTTAGCCATGGCATTAACTCCTAGTAGTGGATGAACGGGATGCCCATCCATGACAACCATTATACAGGACTACAGGACCTTAATATACCCTTTACGCGGTATGTAACTTACATACCATAAACCCGCTACCCAACCCCCAGAACCCCGCCATCCCGCGATACCGGACATACCCTAAAACCTACACAAGTGATACATAAATAGGGGAGGGATACCGTGTCTAAGTAATGGAATTAATTACAGTGGTATAAATACAACATTTCATGGGGATTCTCCCTTTAAAATCAAGGGGGGAGGGGGGAAAAGGAGCAATTAATTAGCGCGCGTAATACCACATCAGTAAATTTGTACTATATTTTAAAAATAGGGGTATTCCGGATGATTTATTATCATCAGGGTATTTACATAATGGTCATAAATATGGTATAATATTGGTTAGGGGGAAATGTATGTTATCAGACACAAAAAGGTTCAAGAAAACCAAGGTAGTACAGAAAGATAACTGGTATACGGATAATGACAAGCTAAATGCTGTCAAACTATATCTTCTAACCGGTAATAAGGCTGCTACTGCTGCCTCCCTTGGGATACATATAAACACCTTCTATAATTGGTGTAACTCTGAGTGGTTTAAGGATCTTACGCGGGAAATCCAGGCTCAGAACAATATTGAACTTACTACTAAGCTAAGGGGTATTGCTGAAAAGGCATTAGAGGCTACGGCGGATAGGATAGCCCACGGGGATTGGGTGTTAAACCAGAAAACCGGGGAAATGATAAGAAAACCGATAGTTGTTAGGGATGCCCATAGGATAGCTTCTGACTTTATATCTAAGGCGAATGACCAGGAAGATAGGCTTCAAAGAGAGACTGGGGAACATGCTACCCAAGGTAAGTTGGAACAGCTAGCTGAAGCTTTTGCTAAATTCGCATCAAAAACAACTAAAATAGAAGTAATAGATGTGGTGTCTAAGGAGATAAATGATGCCGTTCATGACAAACGTGGCGTACAGGAAACTGACTCGTCCGGAACAACTGGCATATCACAGGGAAAAGAACAAACAGTATTATTTGAAAAAAGTGGGGAAACTGTCTCGCCGTAGTCCTTTAGAAATGACAGATGAACTACGAAAACAATATTATAGAAAAAAAGCAAATTTAAGAGCAACACGGGCTAAGAAGGCCAGATTCCATGACGAACTTACCAAGTTTGTTACTTCTGAGGCGCATGCCCTACGTAAATTACGAAATGAAGTAACTGGCATAGAATGGCATGTCGACCATTTATTGCCCCTGAAAGGTAAGACTGTATGTGGGTTACATATTTGGTCAAATCTTCAGGTTATTCCTAAAAAGCTTAATTTGGAGAAATCAAATGCCATACATGACGAATGGAAAACGGGATTACAAGAAGGAGGACGCCTGGGATCGGGCTCACAAGGGCCGGAAAGAGGAGCGGGCGGAGAGACACAAAGCGCGAGCTGAAATGGTAAAAGAAGGTGTTATTTCCAAGCATTCCCCAAAACAGATAGATCACAAGAAGCCCTTATCAAAGGGCGGTAGTAACTCTAGAAGTAATCTTAGGGCGATTCCAGCCCATCAAAACGAGAGCTATCGTAGGAATAAAGATGGCTCCATGAAAGGAAAATAATGGAAGAGGTAAAGAATATCACTGATTCGATCGTTAAATTGGTTCAACATGTGGGTTCTGGTGGTACGGATCAAGTTCTTATTGATGCCCATAATCAGCATGTAGAGGATAACTTAAAGGCCGTAATCAAGCAAACAGTTGCGGAAACCTCTAAAGAGGTTCCTGTAGAACATAGAGAGGAAGCACAACCGGCCGTGCAGCAGTCTCCAAAACTGACGGATGAGGGTTCGACTCCCTCCCTCCCTGCCAAACAAGAGGTCCATAATGATGCAGTCGAAGCTACGCCTGGAATCAAGGAAGAGGCGCCCAAGCCAGAAGTTAAGGCGGAAGTTCAATCTAAGGCGGTTGAGGACCAACATCCTGTACAACAAACTGAGACACCAGCAAGGCCTGTGGAAAAGCCTGTAGAGGCACCCAAGGCGGAAACTCCAAAGAGTCCCGTGGTAGAGGCCCCGAAAGTAGCCTCCGTATCAGAAGCACCTGCTCCAACCCAAAGTGCTGGTGCAGGGGTGAACTGGACCTTGATCGTGGCCGTCCTGAGCGCTTTAGCCGCAGGAGCATTCGCATTGTATAAGTTTGGTGTCCTCAAGCAGTTTGGGCTATGATTAATACCGGTAGTTTCCCAAAGGCTTTAGTGGGAGGTAAAAAGAATGATAGTAAGAGCGGGAAAGGGTTTTCAGGTCAAGTCCGAGGGGGGCAAAAACCTGTCAAAACCGGGTTTAAGCAAAGCCGCGGCCGCTAAAAGACTTGCCCAAGTAGAGTACTTTAAAAAGAAGAAATGAAGACCTATCTAGTCCAATCCAACTACTGGCATAACCCCGGTATAAAGATAACCTTGCATCAGGACGATCTTGCTCCTGAGGGTGCTATTCATGTTGAGGTTGATTTTGAGGATGTCATCAAGGCAATCTTGGTAGAAATCTCGCATCCATTCAAAATCTGGACTAGAGCTTCACAAGAAAAGGCTTTAAGAGAAGCTATTACCAAAGTATTAGATAAGTCTAAACACGCTACCTCCCAGGTGATGTAATAGCTAATAATTATGTTAGTGTTCCTAAAGGACACCTAAACCCAGCTACCCAGAACACTGACCCTCAACAGGGAAGTGCTGGGTATTCTTTTGTGGCGATTGGTGCTTGGCAACCTTCTAGTTTATCCTATGTTACGCTCAACGCGGATGTATCCGGCAATCTTAATGTTACTGGCGGAGGGGGCGGGGGTGGTGGTACCCAATACGCTGATGGCACTACTAATACTACTCCTACTGGCACTGTAGCTCTAGGTAAGAATCCTAGTAATGTACTACATTCCCTAGCCTTAGATGCTTCTGGGAATCTGAACGTAAACCTTGCTGCCGGTAGTATTTCCGGTGGTAATGCTGCTGCAAGCCCCACAGGGGCTGCTGTACCCGCTAGCGCAGACTACGTGGGTTACAACTCTGCCGGTAATCTGGTTGGGGTGTCCACAGCCAATCCCCTTCCTGTAGCACAACAAGGTTCTGTGGCGGTTACTGGAACCTTCTGGCAAGCCACGCAACCCGTAAGCGGTACCTTTTGGCAAGCTACCCAGCCTGTCAGTATCGCCACTCTCCCAGCTTTAGCTACAGGCTCTAACGTAATTGGTGCTGTCACCCAATCCGGTACCTGGACTGTGGCGGGTTCGGGAAGCTTTACAGTAGCTGGAACAGTAACTGCAAACCAAGGAGGCGCTCCATGGACAATGAAGCCAGACGGCACAGCGTGGACCTTAACGGGAACAGCCGCGAATGTGAATGTTACGAATGCCAGTATAGCCGTTACTGGGACATTCTGGCAAGCGACTCAGCCGGTCTCTGGGACAGTAGCAGTATCTAACTTCCCTGCTTCACAAGCGGTTACAGGCACTTTCTGGCAGGCCACACAGCCAGTGAGCATTGCTACCATGCCTACTACCCCAGTTACGGGTACGTTTTGGCAAGCAACACAACCAGTTTCCATAGCTACTGCGGTTACGACAACCCCGCAAGCTACTTACAACAATCCTAGATTAGTTCTAACTGCAGGACAATCTGCAGGACTTTCTTTAGACTCTGATGGATCTCTACTTGTTTCTGTAGTAGATAGTATCCTTCCTCCAAATGCTGCCCAAGAAACAAACGGCAATCTTCAGCTTCTCGCCCAATTAGTAGAAATACAAAAAAGTAATACAATTCTTTTAAGAACAATAAGTCTTCAACTGGCACAGATGTCTGGTTTTAATATAGATATGCCAGATATTTTGGATTCAATAACACTTCAATAAGGATTTAAAATGGCACTTCCGATCTCAGGCGTTGTAGGGCCTGCAGTATTATCAGACGGCTCCCAGCTAGCTCCTGTAAGACAGGATAGAGCCGGGGCCCTTGTTGTATCTGAAGCACATGGCAGGTATTATGAAACTGCTTTTAGAAAGGCATTATTTCGTAGCTCAAACCTAGCCGGTGTTACTACAACTTCTGGTTTTGCTACTACGTACACTGGTTTCTGCCTTACTAATCCAGTGGGCTCTTCTGTTAACCTCGTGGTTAATAAGGTTACGTATGCTTCAGTAGTGGTTCAAACCGCTGCTCTTCTGGTTGGTATTATGTCTGGGGTCAGTGCTACGGCTGTTACTCAAACTACGCCACTTGTTGTTGGGGGTGCATTTGCAGGTACGGCAGGCGGTGTCGGTCTTGCTGCCTCAGCCGTAACCCTACCAGTGGCCCCAACAAGCATTCTCCTACTAAACGTTATCGGTACCGCAGCTATTACCACTGTACCTGATATTGGACAGGTTGTGGACCTTGAAGGTTCACTAATCGTTCCCCCAGGTGGTTTTGCTGCATTCTACACATCTGCTGCTTCTGCAGCTTCATCACTTGCCTTTGGCATGCAATGGGAAGAGGTTTCAATAAATGGCTAATAATACTATATCTCAGACACTAAAAGCCCCTAGCCTTGTAGCCAATACAAGATATACTGGTGCTTCAAGTGGTATTCAATATGTGTCCAATGCTGGAGGAACGGCAGATATTCAATTTGTAGATATTCCAGGTGCTTTGCAAGCAGGTTGGACGTATGCATCTGCAACTTCAGAAACTGTTGGTAGCAAATTACGTAGGTTTGCATTACAAGCACAGCAAAACGGTAATCCAATGACCAATACTCCTTGGCAAACGGAAGCAGCTTGGGTTACTGCAACAGCATATCAGCAAAACCATATTGTCTCAAATGCTGGTAATTTATATAATTGTTTAGCTACTATAGCTACTTCAGGCACTGCTCCTACTGGAACAGGTACTACTCCCATCACAGATGGAAGCGGTTCTTGGACTTATATTGGTCCAGTTATTAATTCTTCTGCCCAAGCCGGCGCTCCAGTTGTAACTGTTACCAGTAACACTGCTTTTGGTTTTGGTGTAGAAACTACTTTATACAATAAAAATTGGGGGGTTTCTTATCCAGTTTCTGGGCAATTAGCAACCTTTACGGGCGGGTTATGGTTTAATTACGCTGCTGCTAATCTTGGAGTATCTTTTTATGGTGTTTCTGGTCCAACTGCAGGAGCTACCCAAACACAACCTAATAATGGCGCTGGTTGGCCAATTCAACCAAATTTCCAAACTGGTTATTCTCTTCCAGCAATCACACAAAAACTTGTATTTTATACAGATTCTGTAAAATTTGGAGTTGGTATTTCTAGTGGGGGCGGCAATGGCTCCATGAGAATTTTAGTAGACGATAAATATGTAACTTATGGAAATTATGTTGCGGCAAATGTACCAGGAAATGCTATTGTTAGGGCTACAGTAGATTTTACAGCTACTTATCCAACTAGACAGCCCAAATTAAGAAAAGTTGTTATAGAAATTCAAGGATACACTAGCTTTTTTTATTCTTTAAATTTTAATCAACAAGATAGTGTTTTTCCTTTAGCAAGAAATCAATTTATTCGTGCAGTTTGGTTTACTGATTCTTTTGGTGGACCTACCGGACTTGGTGGAGATTTCACTAATATGGTTGGTAAATATCTTGGTTGGGAAGATAATTGGAGCTGGGGACAAGCTGGGGCTGGCGTTATCGCTCCTAATACTATTAATGCCGGTACAGTACCTTATATATATCGTTATCAAGATGTTGCAACTTGTCCAGATCCCGATGTAATTGTTATTCAAGGATCTGTTAATGATGGTTCCTGGGGTGCTGGGAATGGATATACTTCTGTACAAACTACTACATTGGCCCTTTTACAAAATATTCGGCAACTTAGAGGAAATGTTCCAATTTTCTTTATTGGAGTAAATAATTCTCCAAGTAATCAAAGTAGATATCCATTAACAGATGCTGCATATCAAGCGGCTATCGCACAATTTAATGATCCCCAAACATTTTATTTTTCTATTACAAATGATACTACGGGACCTTGGGTTACTGGTACTGGATATGCTTTAGCTCAAACTGGCGTTGGTAACAACGATATTTATAATTATGATGCCACTCATTATGTCTCCCCAGTTGGATATAGATATTATAGCCAAAGAATCGCTGATAAAATTAGGCAAGCAATTCAACTAATCCCTTGAAACTAACTGCATCAATCATCGAAGGTTTTGTAGGATCAGTATTAGCAAAGAGATTTGATGATGCTGTTGAAACTCCACAATTTCATAAAGAGCTTTGGGAACTAGCATGTTCGGACCATCAGTTTGTAGCTATCGCTGCTCCACGGGGACACGCCAAATCTACGGCTGGAACCCTAGCATACGGATTGGCCGAACTGTTATTCCGCAACTCCAGATATTGCCTTATCGTGTCAGATACGGAAGCTCAGGCGGCGATGTTCGTATCCAGCATGAAACAGGAAATATCTGAGAATGAATCTTTAATAGATTTGTTCGGAATTAAGAGAAACGAGAAAAAGCAAGCCAGTTTAATCAAAGATACTGAAACAGACTTTATTGTTCAGTTTGAAGATGGCAAGACCTTTAGAGTTATGGGTAAGGGCGCTGAACAAAAGCTTAGAGGACTTTTATGGGATGGTATAAGACCAGACTTGGTTCTAGTAGACGATTTAGAGAACGACGAACTGGTTATGAACAAGGATCGAAGGGACAAACTCAAGAGATGGTTCCGGGGAGCACTGATCCCAGCACTGTCCCTAAAGGGCAAGATGAGGATGTGGGGAACTATACTTCACATGGACTCGGTCCTAGAGAACCTGATGCCAAATGATAAATGGACACAAGACGATGGTTTAAAGGTATACACTACATACCCTAAAAAACTAATGTGGAAGTCAGTTAAGTATAGAGCGCATACTCCCAACTTCGATAAAATACTCTGGCCACAAAGATTCTCCAAAGAGTATTTTAAAGTAAGAATGGAAGAATTCTCCAAAGATGGGATGATGGACCTCTACTCGCAAGAGTATCTTAACAATCCCTTAGACGAAACAGTAGCCTACTTTCGCCGTGGAGACTTCCTAAATGAGCCAGAAGAAGACAAGAAAAAGCAGGTCAGATATTACATTACGCTCGATCCTGCTGTGTCCACTGAAGCTCGTAGTGACTATTCTGTTTTTGTTGTTGCTGCCGTTGATGAAGATCGTGGACTTCATATTAGGAATGTTATACGAGAACGGATGGATACGAAAGAAATAATCGACACCATTCTGTCTCTTCAAAAGATCTATGATGCTGACGCTTTCGGTATCGAAGATATGATGATTACCAAGTCCATTGGACCCTTCCTTAGGGAAGAAATGATTAAACAGAACATCTTCCCTAACGTAATTAAGCTAAAACATGGTGGTAAGGACAAGATCCAAAGAGCTAGAAGTATTCAAGGTAGAATGAGGGCGAAGACAGTAAAGTTCGATAAAACCTCTGACTGGTATCCTGTCTTTGAAGATGAGCTTTTAAAGTTCCCTCGTGGTGTAAAAGATGACCAAGTTGATGCCTTCGCATACTTGGGAATGTTGTTGGATAATATAATTGAAGCACCTACTGAAAAAGAAGTAGAAGAAGAGGAATATGAATTCGAACTACGGCAATCAGAACAACCAACAGGCCGATCCCAGTGGGCAGGCTACTGATCCTGGAGATGATTCTTCTGCACAATTTGATGTAGTCCTTCAAAGTGTGAACATAGCTGAAAAGCTAGATGAAGAAAAACTAGCCAAGATTGGTGAAGAATGCTACAAGGGATTTCAAGACGATGAAACCTCTCGTAAAGATTGGGTCATGGCGACTTCCGATTGGCTTAAACTCGCCGGTCAAATTAAGGAAAAGAAGACTTATCCCTGGCCGGATGCTGCTAACATCAAGTTTCCTCTTATTAGTACTGCTGCTATGCAGTTTAGTGCTCGTGCCTATCCTTCTCTTGTGCCTTCTGATGGAAATATCGTACAGACTAAGGTATGGGGAAACGATCCAGATGGATCCAAGACAGAAACAGGAGACAGAATAGGTAAATACATGTCCTGGCAACTGATGCAGGATCTGGATTACTGGGAAGAGGACATGGATAAGCTCCTATTACAGTGTTCTGTAGTAGGGATGATGCACAAAAAGACGTATTATTGCAAGACTACAGACAAAATTGAGTCTACTTTGGTGTTCCCAGAGAATTTTGTCGTAGATTATTGGACTCGTTGCCTTGAAGATTGCGAAAGAATCAGTGAAGTTACTTGGCTTTCAGAGAATCAGATCAAAGGAAAGCAGCTTTCTGGTGAATTTCTTGATATTGAGCTTGGAAATGTTCCTACTCCAGAGACTTCTAAGCTAAATAACGCTGTTAAAACAGCAAAGCAAGTAGATTGGACCACTCCACGTAAGATTATCGAACAACATACGTGGTTAGACCTCAATGATGATGGTCTTAGAGAACCTTATATTGTTACTTTCGATCACCCATCAAAGAAAGTCCTTAGAATCTCTGCCAGATACACCAAAAAGGGCGTAAAGCTAAATAAGAAGGGAAAACCAGTCTGCTATGAGCCAGTCCACTACTATACCAAATTTGGGTTCATACCAAATCCTGACGGATCATATTATGACTACGGCTTTGGGCATCTATTGGGCCCCATCAACGAGGGTATCAATTCAATCCTCAACCAACTCATTGATGCCGGAACTCTATCAAACCTTCAAATCGGATTTATCGGCAAAGGACTTAGGATCAAGATGGGTACCTCCCAGTTCACCCCTGGAGAGTGGAAAGCCGTCAACGCAACAGGAGATGACCTACGAAAACAAATCGTCCCAATCCCTGCCAAAGAACCATCGAATGTCCTATTCCAACTTCTGGGAATGCTTGTAACCTCAGGGAAGGAACTGGCTTCAGTAGCCGAGATCTTTACCGGGAAAATGCCCGGACAGAACACTCCTGCAACGACTACTATGGCAACGATCGAGCAGGGTATGAAAGTCTTCACCGCTATTTACAAACGAATCTACCGTTCATTAGCTAAGGAATATAAGAAGGTATTTGACCTAAATGGGTACTATCTAGACAAGGATACTTACCTAGCTATACTGGGGGAACAGTCCCTAAATCCTGAAGATTTCAATCCTGAAGTGTATGATGTGTGTCCTACGGCCGATCCTACTGCTACAACGCAAACAGAGAAGCTTATGAAGGCCCAGGCCCTTATGGAATTGAATCAGGCTATCCCAGGCTATATGCCTATTCCAATTCTCGTAAAACGCATCCTAGAGGCTCAGGAACAGCCTAATATAGCTGAACTCATTCCAGGTATGCAACAACAAGGACAACCTGCTCCCTATCAACCACCCCCTGATCCCAAGGTACAAGCTATTCAGGAAAAGGCTAAATCAGAGCAAGCTAAGACCCAACTACAGATGCAACAGGGTCAACAAAAGATGCAGAATGAAGCGCAGGAACATCAACAAGATCTCCAAGCCAAACAGCAGGAGAACCAAATGGATCTTCAAATGCGCCAAGCAGAACTACAGCAAGATGCACAAGAGCATCACGCCAAGATGAATATGGAGATCGCATCAGCCCAACAGCAGATGCAACACGCAGAGCAATCCCACCAAGTTGGTATTCAGCAGCAACAAGAGGCTTTCAAGCAGCAAACCAGCCAAACCGGGCAAGCTCATGACCAGAAGTTAAAACTCAATGAGGAGGCTCAAAAATCGAAGATCCAATTACAAAAGAAGAATACCAGCTCTGGCGCGCAGACAAAATCACGCAAATAATCTTTCAACTAATCAAAGATCAAATTAGGGACAAAGAAGAAGAGTTAGGTGCTTCAGCGGGGATAGACCCCATAAAAGACAGGTTTTTAGTAGGGTATATTACAGGGATAAAAGATATCCTTCAGGCAGACAATTTCATCCCAGAGGAGGAACAATGAGCAATGTATTCGCTGTTGGTTGTAAGCTAGTACTTAAAGTTCATACTATTGCAGAACTAGATCCAGTTCTAGCTAGAGCAAAGAAATCTGGTTTAGCACTACCAGAAGACAACGATGACTACAAGAGAAGGGAAGCCGGTATTGACAGAGGCCAAATTCTCGAAATTGGTCCTAGTTGCAGCCAGGAATACATTGGCGGACTTAAGGTAGGAGATTATGTAGCTTTCGCTAAGTATGCTGGAAAGCTCATAGAAGATCCAGTAAATAAAGATATTAAGGTAGTTGTCATTAATGACGAAGACGTAGTAGCTGGTCTGAGAGGATACCATGACTGAAGAGACGCAAACACCAGAAGTTCCTGAGGTTGAACAACAGGCCATGGAACATGGCTGGCAACCCGAAGAAGCATTTAAAGCAGATCCCAAGAATTCTGGAAAGAAGTGGAGACCTGCCGAAGAATTTATGGATAGAAAGTCCTTATTCGATAAGATTGAGGACCAACATAAAGAACTTCGTACACTGAAGAAGGGCATTGAAGCCCTTACGCAACATAACAAGATTATTGAACAAACATCCTACGAACGGGCTATTAAGGAACTTCGAGCCGAGCGAAGGAAGGCATTAGAGGACGGTGAGCTAACCAAGGCTGAGGATATCAAGGATCAGATTGAAGAGATCCAAAAGACCCAGACCCAGGCAGCAAACCAACCTCAACAAACCGAACATCCCGAATTTACGCAGTTCAAGCAAAACAATGACTGGTATGGCAAGGATGTAAAGATGACAGCATGGGCAGACGGAATGGGTGCTTTACTTGCAAGACAAGGTAAGTCTCCTTCCGAAGTTCTAGCAGATATTAGCAAAACAGCTAGGGAAGAGTTTCCAGAAAAGTTTAGTAGACGTAATCCTAATAAGGAAGATGCTCCGGCGGTAGGCGGGGGCAGTACTAAAAGAACTTCGGGTGGCGACACCTTTAAGCTCACAGACATGGAACAGCGCATCATGGATAACCTGATTCGTGCCGGAGCAAAGATTACACCAGAAGAGTACAAAGCACAGCTCAAGAAGAGCAAAGGACTATAATCATGGAAAAAGTAACTACCAAAGCGCCAGTGCGCCCCGAACGTAAGCCTGTTGCCGCAAGACAACGGCTTCAATTCGTAAACACAGACCCCAATAGACAGTATCGCATTATTGATGCCGATGACGCTAGACTCTCTCAATTTGTTGACGCAGGGTATAGAGTAGAAGATATTAAGAAGCATGTACTAGGGGGCCAGCGAACTGACATACCTACTCCAACAGATAACACAATTTCCGTTGGTGGTGGGAAAAAGCAAATGCTCGTGTCCATAGAGAAGGAATTCTACGAAGAGGACCAAGAGAAGAAACAGCAGATTGTTAATGATCGGGAAGCTGCAATGAAACCAAACGCTTCCGAAGGACAATACGGGGATGTCAAAATCTCTGGAGAATTACGCCGACGTTCTTAGGGAGCTTCACAACTAGGAGATCCTAATGGCGAATATTAATCGTCCGTTTGGGTTTAAGCCAGTTCGACATATTGACGGTTCGAAGTATAACGGTCAAAGTCAACTGTATTTTATTCCCTCTACTGACGCTAATGCTTATGCTGTTGGCGACCTAGTTACGTTTGTTGGTACTACCAATTCCACAGATTCATATGCTCTTGGAGTACCCATCGTAACTAGAGCCACCGCAGGTGGTGTTCCTGTACTTGGAGCCATTGTTGGCTTCAAGGTGGACCCCACCAACCTGCAAAACTCAGGCTTTAACCCTGCATCAAATGCTAACGGACGTTACGTTTGGGTAGCTGATACGCCTGATGTAGTCTATGAAGCACAACTTTGCGGCGCTGCTGGCGCTGCCATTGCCCCTAACCTTTCCGCCGCTGCTGGTACAAACTATATTGGCCTCAACGCCTCTATTTATGCTCCTGCCGCTACTGCTAACCTGGGCGCTGGCCTTTCCGGTATGATGGTTGATAGCTCAACCGCTGCCACAACGTCTACACTTCAGCTAAAGATCATACGCTACTCAATGCGTATTGACCAAGATCTATCTACTGCGGGTATTTACCCCAAGGTAGAAGTCATTCTCAACAACTGCTTCTTTGGTAATAACCAAAGCGCGGGCATCTAAGGAGCTAAACTATGTCTAGTCCAGTTACTACTGGCTCGTTTAGTAAGGCACTCTGGCCCGGCATTAATGCTTGGTACGGAGAAGCCTACAACGAATGGCCAGTCGAATGGGATAAACTATTCGAAAAAGAAACATCACGTAGAAACTATGAAGAAGACGTGCTTGTTACGTCCTTCGGTTATCTCGTTCAGAAGCCTGAAGGCTCTGGTATCACGTATGATACTCAGCGCCAAGGCTTTATCACCCGCTACACCCACGTTGTGTATGCCCTTGGTTTCATCATCACTCGTGAGATGATCGAGGACGATCTATATGACGTAGCTGCTAAGAAGCGTGCTAAGGGTCTAGCGTTCTCCGTTCGTCAAACGAAGGAGATCATTGGTGCGAACGTGTATAACCGCGCTTTCAACAGTGCTTATGTTGGCGGCGATGGTGTCTCGTTAATCAACCCCGCACACCCCAATGTTATTGGTGGTACGTGGAGCAACACTCTAGCAATCCCTGCGGACCTTTCTGAAGCAGCTCTTGAACAAGCAGTTATTCAAATTGCTGTCTTCCAGAATGACCGTGGCCTCATCATCTCTGCGGTTCCTGATAGCCTTATTATTCCTTGGAACCTTGAGTTTGAAGCGCATCGTATCCTTAAGTCCACCCAGCGTCCTGGCTCTGACCTTAATGATGCAAATGCTCTGAGAGACCTCGGTAAGTTCCGTAAGGGTGTCGTGCTCAACCACTTCCTTACTGATCCAGATGCATGGTTCATCAGAACCAACGTCATGGACGGAATGAAGTCCTTTGATCGCAGATCAGACGAGTTTAGCGAAGATAATGATTTTGATACCGAGAACGCCAAGTTCAAGGTAACGACTCGCTTTAGCTTCGGCTGGTCAGATCCTCGCGGTCTGTTCGGTTCAGCAGGCGCATAATAACCTAAGAGAGGGGCCGGGGGCGAACCCGGCCTCTTAGGAGATATAAATGTACAAATATGGAATCCCATCAGAATCGTTCCTTTCTACGACTTCTGGTGTTCGTACTCTTCTTTGCAAGACCTTCCAAGTCCGTATTTCAGATAACCTACTTCAGTTACAAACAGGAAATACCAATCAATTTGGCTAT